TTACTTCAAGCAAGGCAGATGTTAGAGGTTCCTGCAAACTTAACAGGGATCTTATCCATGGAAGATGTATCGAGTTCATTTTTGGAGGGCAGATATTATCTTACAGAGAGAGAAAGCAAACTGTATGAAAATATCTACCGGATGAAAACTGTAAGTGAAAAATTGGCCGGAATGCGTATACCATACCTTAATTCTATTTTGTTATATGGCGGTAGCGGAACTGGTAAAACGACATTCGGTAAATATGTGGCATATAAAATGGGGCTTCCATTCTGCTATATTAACTTTTCAAATTTGATAGATGCCTATATGGGGAATACAGCAAAAAACATAAGCAAAGTATTTAGATACATATCCACAAACCAATGCGTGTTTATGTTGGATGAGATTGATTGTATCAGCATACGGCGTAGTTCTGCCGGTTCTACTGGCACAGATGGAGAAATGGCAAGAACCACAATTTGTTTGATGCAAGAGTTTGATAATTTGGCAAATGACATTGTCATAATAGGAGCCACCAACAGAAAAGACATGATGGATGAAGCGTTACTCAGGCGCTTTACTGTAAAACATGAAGTAAAGGTATTGAGTGATGCTGACAAAATCGCCATGGTAAAAAAATATTTAAATGATATAGGTATAGATATATCGTTCACAAACAACGAAATTCGTGAGGTTTTAAAAATAGGCAATCAATCCAAAATATTAAATTACCTTATCCATAAAATAGCTAAAAAAATTGAGGAGGAGTCAGATGGATTGTAAAAGATTAGCAGAAGTAGTAAAGCATTTTGTAGATATAGATTTTTTGGCGGCAGAAATAAAAGCCTGTGATCAAGAAATCAAAACAATAGAAGAGCTGGTTGAATATTTAGAGAGTGAACTCAGCTATGCAAATTAAATAACCAGAAAGGAGCAGTTTGCCGGCCGGCAGTAAAGGGCGCCCTTTCAGGAGTGACGATGATTATAAACGGAGATTGCAAAGAAATATTAAAGACATTAGAGAGCAACAGCATAAATTGTTGTGTAACATCCCCACCCTATTACGGACTACGTGATTATGGTGTGGAGGGGCAGATTGGCTTGGAGAATACTCCACAAGAGTACATTGATAAGCTGGTTATGGTGTTTAGAGAGGTTAAGCGAGTTTTAAGGGATGACGGTACTTTATGGGTAAACATTGCGGATACATATTGTTCTACGGCGCCTGGGACAAAAGGCGATTCGCACTTTATTAAGGAGTGTAAACAAGCAACAAGAGATGCCCGTAAAAAGTATAGAGTCCAAACTCCGAAAAAGATGAAGCCGAAAGACCTGATGGGCATACCGTGGATGTTAGCATTTGCACTGCGGGATGATGGCTGGTATCTCAGACAGGATATTATCTGGCATAAACCTAACCCAATGCCAGAAAGCGTGAAAGACAGGTGTACAAAAGCCCATGAGTACATATTTCTTCTGTCCAAGTCAAGGCGTTACTATTTTGACCATGAAGCGATAAAAGAACCATGTGTCGGATTTAACAATGACCCGCCTGCAGGAAGTTTGGGAACATTCAAACCGAATACCAGACGTAGAAAAGGTAATAATAAAACCTTTCGTGGCGGTGGAGCATATACAAATAATCAGTCTTTTAATAACCATACGGATGCCCAAAATACTAGTGTTGGTAATAAGCCAAATGAGACCGGATTAAAAAATAAACGTAGTGTCTGGACAGTAGGCACAAGAGGATACAAGGGTGCTCACTTTGCCACATTTCCACCGGATTTGATAAAACCTTGTATATTAGCAGGATGTCCAGAAAATGGAACGGTATTAGACCCATTTTCCGGATCGGGAACAACGGGAGAAGTAGCCGAACAGAGTAAAAGGAAGTACGTAGGGATTGAGTTAAATCCACAATATTGCGAATTGCAGGAAGACAGATTGCAGTATTGTGGAGAGGTACATATATGAAATCTGTAAAAGGTCAGATGATGCTTGTATGTCGTGAGACAAAAAATGATAAAGCAATTATCAAAGAATCATCAGAAAAATACAAAGGAAAGTTAAAGCCTTGTCCCTTCTGTGGTGGTGAAATGGAACCAGAAGTAATGTGTTGGGAAGTACAAGAGGGGGTTATAAATCCAGATACTATAAAAGTGCATTGCTTCCATTGTGGATCAACAGGTGGAAGTGCATGGACTAAAAAAGAAGCAGTCGAAAACTGGAACAAGAGAACATAGAAAGGAGCCGGAACCTCCATGGAAAAGTGCGCTGGGTTCCTTTCAAAAAATGGCAAGAACAAAGATTATAGTACCAGAGGGAGTACAGACAGATTACACCAGTGTGATTGTTAGTTACTCCAATGGGATAGACAGTACAGGAGCCTTGTATTGGGCCCTGAAAGAGTTTTCAAAGGATAAAATAATTCTGTTGTACTGCGACACAGGATTTGAGTACCCCGAAAACATACAGATGTTTTACAGGACAGCAAAGTTTATCGGTGTAAAGCCGGTCATGTTAGAGCATCCGAAAGGGTTTCTTCAACTGTTGTTGGAAGAACGGTTAAAATGGCCAGACATGAAGAATCGGTGGTGCACGGCATACTTAAAGACTGGTATCACAGATAAGTGGATACGTGCCAATAGGCATATCTTAGGCACAAAGTGTCTATTTGTTACTGGAGAGCGAAGGGATGAGAGTCGCAGTAGAGCCATACTGCCAGAAATTGAGTACCACAGCACTACCTTAAAAACAAAACGTGTGGCAGACTTTACTTGTCACTGGTTCCGCCCGTGTCTCGATTTCGAAAAAGGTAAAATGTTTGAACAGGGGCGAGAATTAAAAATGGAACCGCACTTTTGTTACGAGTATCTTGGCAGATGTAGCTGTATGGCGTGTATGTTTATGAGCGATAAGCACGCCGTGGAAAATATGCGGCGGTACCCAGAGCAAATAAAGCCTTTTATCCAGGCGGAAATCCGGCTAGGCCATACATGGAAAAAAGGTAAAAGCCTGCAGGAGTTGTGGGATGGATGTATGGACATTGACGACGTAGAGGAGGTATGACATGGATATAAAAGATTTTAAAGTAAATCAAACGGTTTTTGTCCTGAATATGCACATTGGAAGATTAAGGGAACCTGATATCACCGAAGACAGAGTGGCAAAGATGGGCAAAAAATATTTGTATACTACTAGCGGCCGAAGATACAAAGAAAGCCTGAACGGGCTTATGGAATCCGATATCTGTGGAGAGGGAACGTTGCTGTATCCAACATGGGCAGACGCAGAATCCAGACTTGAAGAATATAATCTAAAACGATGGCTAAATAAGCTATCATGGAACGACTTAAAGGGGTGCACCCTTGAACAGTTAAGGCAAGTTAAACAGATAATAGGCTAAGAAAGGAGACCAGAACCGCTGCAGCGTAAAAGGTACCTGGTTCTCCAAAACATATGAAACAGACTTATACAAAACAACATTATATTGAGCAGGAAAAATACATTGTTGGTTGTTTCCAAAAAGGAAAATACCACGGTTTAAAAGAAATTGTTATAGATAACTTCGCTGGTGGCGGCGGTGCTTCCGTTGGGATCGAAATGGCAACAGGTCATAGTGTCTATGCTGCTATCAATCATGATCCGGAAGCGGTACGGATGCATATGGCAAATCATCCACATACAAAACATTATTGTGAGTCCGTATGGGATGTGGACCCATTAGAGGTATGCAATGGTAAACCTGTAGGACTTGCGTGGTTTTCTCCTGATTGCAAGCATTTTTCTAAGGCGAAGGGCGGAAAACCAAAGGATAAGACGATCAGAGGTCTTGCATGGGTAGCACTTCGATGGGCGGGATTAGTTAGACCCAGAGTAATAATGCTCGAAAATGTGGAAGAGTTTAAAACATGGGGACCTCTTAACCGCAATCATAATCCCATTAAAGCCAAAAAGGGTGTTACTTTTTATAAATTTGTAAAGCAGCTCCAAAATTTAGGCTATCAGGTAGATCACAAGGAGTTAATAGCGGCAGACCACGGAACACCGACACTACGTAAAAGATTTGTGTTGATTGCCCGTTGTGATGGATTACCGATTGTCTGGCCGGAGCAAACACATGCTGACTGCAATAGTGATGATGTGCTACAAGGCATTAAAAAGCCTTATATACCAGCAGCGGATATCATTAACTGGGATAACTTAGGTAATAGCATATTTGGCAGGACAAAGCCATTAAAACCTAAAACAATGACCCGTATAGCGAACGGAGTTATGCAGTTTGTTGTCAACAATCCAAATAGATATATTTTACCGGATAACAAGGCTTCCGCTTTTCTGATCCAGTATCACTCAGAAACAAAAAAAGGGCAGGTCAGAGGACAGGAACTAAATAAACCTATGATGACCATTGACGGCAGTCCCCGGTATGCATTGATCACAGCATTTATAACTAAGTTTTATAAAACAGGTACAGGACAGGATATTTTACAGCCCTTACATACCATAACAACAAGCCCTGGACACTTTGGTTTAGTTTCAGCTTTCTTGATCAAGTATTACGGCAATATGACAGCACATGACGTCAGAGAGCCATTGGATACCATTACAACAAAAGATAGATTCGGTCTTATATCTGTACTGATTGATGGTGAGACATATGTTATCTATGATATCTATCTTAAAATGCTGGAATCATGTGAACTGTATGCGGCACAAGGATTTCCGTCGGATTATATTTATGATCATGACATTTTAGGTAAAGAAATAACGGGCACAGAGCAAAAGGCGAAATGCGGCAATGCAGTATGTCCACCTTTGGCACAGGCATTAGTTAAGGCAAATCTGCCTGAAATGTGTGTAGGGAGCGATTACCGAACATGAGCATAGATTATAGTCAAGAGCAGTTGAGGTTTGCATGATAGGGAGATGGCTTATGATTGAGATTATAAATTTTCTGGTAGCCATGTTGATTATTTTAATACTGATCGACAGGCTTGATCAGATAAAGAGGATATAAGTAATAGGAGAAAGGAACGACTCAAATGGATCAAATATATGTAGAATCAACCCTAAAAGAAATACAAAAACTAACATATGAAATTAACGAAAAGCAAATGGCATTATTGCATTTAAGGGAACGTTTTTTTACTGAATTTGAACTTGAAAAATACAGGGAAGCGCTAGTCGGTAAACACTATAAAATTAAAAGTTGGTATGGTCACTCGGAGATAGAAGATTATTGGTATATCTACCGCAAAATTACAGAAATAACCGATGAAGGGATCATGAAGATCACAGATGTGGAGCAAGATATGAACGGAAAAACAACATATCAAGAAATACGATCTAAGTGCAAATATACAATCATGGACAATTGGATCGAAATTACAAAAGAAGAATATAAAGAAAAGACAGTATCTATTATAAGTAAAATTCTGCACAAAGTAATGTCATTATAAGGATGATAGAAGCATCACAAATGAAAGCAATAACCTTATGGCAAACATGGTTTTAGGTTTGACATGGAATTAGGGAGGTGAATAGTAATGAAATATATAGGCCCTTTTGTGTTAGCATCGATTGTAACCATATTTTTTGCTGCATTATTAATTTTAATGGTTATCAATCCGGGATTAGCATTTTTGCTATTGTGTATTCTTGCTTTAGTAATAATATTTGGATCAGTTTTTACACTGTTAATATTGTATAAGAAAAGTAAGGGAGGGGATATGTAGTGTATTTATTTATATTAATTTCATTGTTAATATTTGTATTGATATATGTACTTATCATTAGAGATGTTATGCCAAGTGAAGGTGTAATGGTAAATATGGGATTCAGTTTATTTTGCGGTTTTATAATAACATTTATAGTTAATATTGCTATAGAAACTATTAGACCACCTGTTCAGAATACAGAAATATTGTGCACAGAGACACAAAAGCTTCATTCTTTTACTGAGGGAAATAAATCATATATTGTACGTGAACAGTTAGATTTTAAAGATGTTTATCGCTGTATGGTTGAAACCAAAAACGGTGCACACATAGAGGAGTATAATGCTAAAGATGTATATTTGAAAGAAGATACCAATGCAAGAATAGAGACTTATAGTAGTGTAACTGTGTTCGAAGGTGGAATTGATGAGAGGTTTAAAAACTGGCTCTTTGTAGCAAAGAGAAGAGATCCAGAGCACTTCATTACTCACTATAAAATATATGTTCCCAGAAAGGATTTTAAATGATGAAACTATAGATAGGAGATTAACATGTATATAATATTAATAAGCATAACTATTTTCTCGGGAATAAGAGTTATTGGAATGATTATAGATGATGAAGTTGATAGTATAAGATTTTTTCCCTCTATTTTATCAGGTGCATCTATCGGATTTGTGATTACAGTTATGGGGAGTTTATTATTAAACCCATTAATTGAGGAGGAGATAGAAATAAAATGTACACAAAGAAATAGATTGATTTTGTTTGACGATAACAACTACATAATTCAAGAGGGAATAAACGGCAAATATCTATACCAGTGTAAATTTAAAGAAGATGGAGAGATAATCAAGGAGCAATATCTTGCAGAACGGACGTATGTTTTGCAAGGAAATTATGAACCAACAATAGAGATATATAAGAAAGTGACTATATTCAAAGGCCTTGGCACGATGTTAAATGATTGGTTTTTCCTCCTGCCCAAACCAAATGAAGAAATAGAAGCAGAAGATATTGATCATTATAAAATCTACATCCCTAATGGGACAATAAAAGATAAAACAGGATGAATGAGATTCAAAAATAGCTAAGCAGGAGGGACAAAAATCGGAAACAGAAAAAGAAAAAGACATTTGGGGTAACGAAGCAAAAAAAGAATACCTCAGATCTTATCAGATAGCGGTTCGTCGAGAGAAAATACTCCAGGATGAAATACAGCAGTTGCGAGCGGACAAAATGTTTCCGTGCTTGATTTTGAATGATATGCCACATGGGAGTAATCATAATGATTTATCAACATATGCCGCCATGCTGGATGATAAGATAACTGAGTTGAAAACAGAATGCTATTCGAAGGTAAAATTATACACAGAAATAAAGTATAGTATCGATTGTATGGACAATGATACTGAACAAGATGTGCTTCGGTTGAAATACATCCATGGTATGACATGGGAAAATATAAGTACAGAAATGAATTATACATTCCAACACTTGCACAAAATCCATGCACGAGCACTCAGGAATTTTAAGAGGCGATAGAATGCGATACTATGTCTATGATATTATATAAAATATAATAAAAACAAAGTTCATTTACTACCTCCTAAATAAGGGATATCTTGATTCATTCAAGGTGTCCCTTATTTATTTAAGATTGTACTTATAATTTCACATTCTTGCGGAGTGTAACAGGGGTACTTGTCTAATATTTGGACAGGTACCCCATTTTTATTCAAAAAGGGGGAATAATATCATGATAGACAAAAAAATATTAGTTCAATATTGCGATTTACAGCAAGAAATCAAAGATTTAAGGCAGCGAATTGAAAAGGTAGAACGGGTACTGCATCGGATGGTAGATGGCAGTAACAATGTATCTGATACCGTCAAAGGGACACGCAAGGATGGTACTTATGGTTCTATAACGATTAGTGGTATCCCTTACGCTGAAATTGTTAAGAAGGAGCAGCTGATACTGATAAATAAAAAGAAGCTTGAAATAAAAGTACAGGAGTTATTATCACAATTAAACGAAGTGGAAGATTTTATTGAAGAGATTGAGGACAGTCGTATACGTAGAATCTTCCGACACCGATACATAGATAACTTATCATGGATACAGGTTGCTCATCGGATGGGTGGTGGCCATACATCCGAAAGTTGTCGTAATGCCCATGATAGGGCATTAGGATTAAAAAAATAATGTTCGCCCGTTTCGCCCGTTTTTGTCATGCTATAATGATATTAGTAAAAAGTGTAATTAACAAAATTCAAATTTAAGGAGAATAAACATGGAAAAAATCATTGAAAAAATTATTGATGCAAGAAAGAAAATTGAAGAGTTACAAAATGATAATGAAACACGAAGCAGAGAAAAAGCTTGTGCAATTACACATCTTGAAGAAGCAGAGATGTGGTTGCAACGAGAATTAAATAAATAGATATTACAGCACTCGCAATTTACGGGGTGCTTTTTCTATACTAAAAACTATTGAAAGGAGGTGAGAAAACAGATTGACATTGATATCAGAAAGCGGATAAAAGAATACATAGAAATTGTTGAATTTCTTAAGAAAGTAGGTGGCAATGAAGAATTAAAGGTGACGCAAGAATACATTTTCATCACTCGAAAAAGATTAGAACATCTCATGCAGCAATTCGGTAACTACGATATTCCGAGATCAAAATTGCAAATCTGGAAGAAATTACACTGGATTGAAGCACCGCCTAATCGTCTCACTAACCAAATTCGGGTAGGAGAAAAGCGTGTGCAGCGCGTTAAAATTGACCGAAAAATTGCAGAAGAATTGATCGAATTGGGAGGGAAGGATTACAAAGAAGTCTGATAACTTCTATTTTTTTTTGGCTAAAAATTAGTGCTGACATCGCAAAAAACAATATTGCGAAAGTCAACGGTAGGAAAGCGTTGATATTACTGAGATAAATAACATTTTGTCTACAGGTAGAGAATAGACAGCCTATTACGTAGTAATAGGCTGGACAGTAATATGATGATGACATGGGTTGATGTTAAGTAGTGGCAGCGGCCTGCAAAGATTGCCAATACGTAGTGGGTTACACGTGGTGAGGAGAGACCGAGGAGCGAGAGCGACGAGGCGAGGGAGCCGGAGGGCGACCGAGGGGTGGCGACCAGGATGGGAGCCAGGGAGGGTGTGGGAGGGCGACTGAGGGAGAACAGGAAAGGAGGATAGAAGAGTAGAAAATAAAATGGGAGGAGGACAGAAGTGAAATAAAAAAGAGCGAGAAGGTGAGAACAAAAATTAGTTTTGAGAGGTGGCAGTACCACCCCTCTTCTATTTTTTTGATCAGAAAGGATAATGAAATATGTACAAAAACAATATGGAAAAATATAAATGGTACGCTTTACAGTTTGGAAGATCACTTTATTTCATAAACAAATATAGTTATAAAATGCTTAATCAAGCTATGATGGTTATCGGTTTTTTGTTTTTTATTGGCATATCGGTTGCAAGTGAATACCCACTTACACTAAAAAGATTTTCATCTGTTGATTTTAATATGTTCACCTTGTATGTATTTAACATATTATTAGTTTTGTTTTTAGTATTTATAATAATTAAGATACAGTTCCCAAGCAACACATTGAAGGTAAAGGGGGGATCTGCATATCAAATCATACATCTCATATTAGCCATATTACGTTTACAGATGGTTAGACTTCCAGGTGACATTAGTGTGCATATGTTCTCGCAATTGATGATTTGTTTTATAGCACATATTTGTTTCTATGCATTCGAACACTTCTTTCATTATTCTTGGGAAGATGGAACATACCTATCAAATGCTAGAAAGGAAGTGAATTAATGCTATCCATGATTGGACCTTACTTGAAATACCTGAACAAAACCTTCTACAGAAAAACAAAAATAAAATTATAAATAGCAATTTTCCGATATTAGGAATTACGAAAGGAGTAGATATAATTAATACGACATTTGACAGACAAAATTACGGACTTAAAAAGAATTATAAAACATCAAAGAATTATGAAAACATTAATAAACGTATCTATGATGGGGTAGGAGAATATAACATCCCAGTACTTGAGCCAGTGAGATATGAGCCATGTGAGTTTGTGGGTTTTAACTATCACAGGGTTTGTAAGGATAAGTCACAGAGAGGATTACATTTCTTTCTTGATGATTACCAATTCATGCGACTTTGGAATAACGTAGACCGTTATCTGGACATATGTGCGCAGTATAAATACGTTTTGTCACCGGATTTTAGCCTATATGATGAATTTCCGGAGGCACTACAAATTTACAACCACTATCGCAAACATTGGATTGGGGCATACTTCCAAGAGCGTGGAATCAATATAATTCCGACTATCTCATGGAGTGGACAACACTCATTCCGGTGGTGTTTTGATGGGGAACCGGTTGGCGGCACGGTGGCCATATCCAGTGTTGGGGTACAAAAGCATGGTTGTACAAAGGAATTATTTTTAATGGGATATGATGAAATGTTGCGCCAGCTACAACCAGAAACAATACTCTTTTACGGAGATGTCCCAGAAGAATGTACTGGTAATATACTAAGAATCCCGGCATATCAAGAACGATTTAGAGAGCGAAAGGAGAAAAATGGGAGGTAGAGGATCATCATACGGCATTGAGGTGATCTCTGCAAAAGGAATCTCTGCAGAACAAGGTGAGGTAATACCGCTTCATGTTGCAGGGATGACACCCACAGATCAAGGGAGTAGATTCACCAATGCCGAAAAAACATTGAAATACCTTGAGAGTAAAAAAATGGACTATGATAAGGAGCAATTACAGGTCATAGACAGACATGGTTATGTTACCAGAGCATTTCAAGGAGATGAACATTCAGTAGCTGTAGACATGGAAACCAGAAATTATATGCGTGGAAAAGTAGTAACTCACAATCATCCAGATACCTATGGTGGTACATTTTCAGATGCAGATATCAGTAGTCTGCGAATGGGAATGAAAGAACTTCGAGCCTCTGCTAAAGAGGGAAACTATTCTATGCGTGCCATGAAAGCGGCTGATCCAACAGGGCTATATAAGGCATATGAAAAGGATTCAGATAAACTACAGAATAATATGTATCAAGTGGCAAAGGATATGGCTGCACGAAACTGGGGCTCATACGAAAAGTACAGGCATGAAAATAGAAAAGCTCAATTACAAGTCATTCACTCATGGTATCAAAAAAATACTGAAAAATATGGATATCAATATTCATTCGAGCCTAGAAAGGATAATTGAAATGAAGAGAATTGTTTTAGATAGGGATTTAAACGCCCTAATTGAAGAAAATATTAAAAAAGCTTGGGAGGAGAGGAATAAAGGTACAAAAAATGAATTGGAAGGGGAAACAGACGATGACAAAGAAGATACATAAAACGAAGGGGGGTAACTATGTTGTGGTTGGCGGTTTCTCCGGATCGATATGAATTACCATATGCGGTAGAGGATAGCCGAGAATCATTAGCAAAATTATTTCATGTTTCGGAAGATGAATTATTTAAGGCAACTAATAATTATCGCATCATCACAGTGGAGGTGGAAGACGACGGAGAATGAAATATGATATCTTACTGCCATTCAAAGACTATTTGCACAAGGAATTTAGCGAAAAGACAGCTAAAAAATATTATTCTCTGGTGGATCGAGCTTTTAAAGATATGGAAATTAACAGTTTAAAAGATATCGAACCAGAATATATAAAACAATACATGGCGGGGATACGAACCAAGAATGAATTTTCAGCTACAAAACAAGGGCTGATGAAACTTAATGAATTCGATCCCTGTTTTCGTTTGCCTGAAAAAGAATTTTTCAGAAAGGAGACAAGGAAAAGGGGGAATAAGCCACTGAATCAAGGCGAAGAAATACATCGCGATACTATTATGCGGAAAATAAATAGGGTTAGCAATCCTGATTTACGCCTTGCCTATCGGTTGGCTATGGTATCAGGGCTAAGAGTTTCGGAACTGGCAGATTTAAGAGCTACTGATGTAAACATGACAGATGAGCAATTAAAAGTTTTTGTCCGGAATGGGAAAGGAGGGAAGAGTGGAATAGTCATCTGCCTGAATGATGATTATGTCAAAAATAGGCTAGAGAAATTGTTAAAAAGAAAGGGGGCTGATGAAAGATTGTTTTATTCCATTAGCCACATGATGAATGAAGCTAACAGATTAGGCTTTGAATGTCATGATCTCCGACGTATCTTTGCACAAGATTTGGAAAAAGACTTAAAACAACGAGGGAAAACTAGAAGGGAGGCTGATAAAGAGGTACAAATGGCACTGAGACACAATAAAATGAAAACATCCCAAATCTACTTGAAAGGGAAAAAGGTAATCTATGGTCAAATGGAAGGAGGGGCAGGAATAAATAAAAAATAAATCATTCGAACGGGATATTAATGAGCTTATAGGCTCTATGCTTATCGGTGTTTTTAAATTGGTAAAATGTGTTTTCAAGGGGTTAAGGGTGCTTAGAGGGTGGTTGGTTGCTGGCTTTGGGATATCTGCAATGTGCTCCATAGCCGCTTATAGTCTAAAAGATACATATTATCAGGCGATCAAGGACCTAAATGCTCCCGCATGGGTAGAGTCCATAGGATATTTTTTGTTGCTGTTAATCCCCATCTGGTATTTGATGGCGATTGGATTGGCGCAGGAAATGGCACAAGCTGAGTGCCAGAAACAGTTTGAAGCGGTTGGATTTAAGTCCAGAGATGGCAGATTTCCATATCTGGTGAAAAAAGTCAAGGACAAAAATGGGTTGAAAAAGTCAAAGAAATACAAGGAATTGTATATTTTTAAGTCCAACATACCTCTGACAGAGTGGATTGGAGCAAAAGAGCGGATTGAGACAGCGATTGATCGCAATATCATACGTTTCTCGGAAGGTGGCAATAAAAAAATATGCCAGATTACTACCGTTCCGCCCGAATGTAAGATTCCGGACAAGATCAATTGGGATGATGATAAGCTGCAAGATAAAGACGGTGTAGTAATTGTAGGAGAAGGAGCACTTGAAAAACTTACATTTGATCTAAATCGTACCCCTCACGTCTTAGCCGCCGGAGAGACTGGTTCCGGTAAATCTGTTATTTTAAGGTCTATTTTGTGGCAGTTGATCAGCAAAGGCGCCAGAGTGTACATGATTGACTTTAAAGGAGGAGTCGAATTTGGTATCCGCTATGAAAAATATGGCGAAGTCATTACAGAACGACAGAGGGCAGTTGAGGTTCTCACTGAGCTTTGTGAGGAAAACCAAAAACGATTAGCCTTATTTAGACAAATGGAAGCAAAGAATTTGCCAGAATACAACCGAAAAACCGGAAAAAACCTTTGCAGGATTGGTGTTTTCTGCGATGAAATAGCAGAAATGTTAGATAAAAAAGGAGCAATCAAAAAGGATAAAGAGATTATGGAGCAATTAGAGGGCTTAATATCCAGTCTTGCCAGATTATCTAGGGCAACCGGCATAAACCTGTTTTTGGGTGTCCAGCGTCCTGATGCAAATGTACTCACAGGTCAAATAAAAAACAATGTTCCGGTTCGTATTTGCGGCCGCTTTGCTGATAAATCGGCATCTGAAATAGTTCTGGGCAATACGGATGCAGTATATCTACCAGAGATCAAGGGGCGGTTTTTATTTCGACTGGGGAATGTCACTGAAGAGTTCCAGGCCTACTATTTCGATGACGACTTGCATCTGCATGGTGATGTTCCAGAGGTCGGTCAAATGCTTCTGTACCCAGAGCAAGAAGAAAAAGAGAAAATTGAGTGGATACCGATCAATGCAGACCCTGAAGGTGAAGAAGGGGATGATAAAGATCACATAAAAGAGGTTGACTCTTTTGCATTTGCAGAAATATCTGAAGGAAGTGATGTAGAAGAGACAGAGAAAATGACTGAAACAACGGTAAAACCTGAAACTCAAGCAGATTCACTTGATGATGCTCGATTTACGTGGAGCTGCGAAGAAAAATGAAAGGATGGGAAATGTTTAAAAGAAAAGAAAAAAAGAATAAGCCGGCACTGAAAAAAGATACAGGTGCAAAAATATTACGCTTCGTGTTGTGGGGGATATTGATTTTCCTGACAGTACGGGGCGTAATTTCTATTGTCAAGCCAGATCAGACAGCAGAAATTAAGGAAGAAGTAAAGCGCATGGAATCTGATGTAAAAAAGAACGTGGAGCAGAACACGGAAATTTTGGCGTTTGCTGAGCAGTTTGTGAAAGAATGGTATACCTACTCCACCGAAGAAGAATTTAAGATCCGTGTGTCTTCGTATGTAATACCAGATATATTATCTCAACAGTATATCCATGATTTTAAAAGTACAGCAATCGTAACAGATGTAAATGCATACCGTGTTGCTACCTATGCAAATGGTCAGTATGACGTTTACGCATCAGTAACTTACACAAACACAAGATTGGAGGCAGTCAGTGAAGGAACAGAAGAGGCAAATAATAAAACGCAGAAAAAGTCAAAAACCAAGGATACCATTAAACAAGTGCCAGTTACAACCACAAGTTCCCAGCTTGTACAAATACCCATACAAGTTACCGAAAACGATAGATATATCGCTGAGGGAATTCCCTTGGTAGTAAGTGATCCCGAGTATTTGCCAGACAAATACGTTAAAAATGAAGTATCACTTGCCAAAATTGATGATACATCACTGTATCAAGAAACTGTATCAAATTATTTAAAAGCTTATTACGGAGACACCCAGTCCGTTACAGATTACTTTCTTGCAGCGGACGCTGTAAATCGTGAACAACTGTACGGATTTATAGATCCGGGAAAAATAGAATTTGTCACTGTAAACGAAGTAAAAGCCTATCGTAAGGCAGAGGGGGAAGCCCTTTGTATCGTTACATATCAAATTAAAGATATTTCAACGCAAACTGTGAGTTTACAGCAATGCAATATCTTGATAGATGATCAGTCAATACAGCGTCTTTATATAAAAAACATGGACACTAAAATTTATAATTTAAAGGAGGATAAATAATAAATGAAAAATAGTATATTATCAACTATATTGGCAACAGCAGATTACGGAAAAAACATAGCAAATTGGGGGTTTGATCAACTTTTTTGGGTTATATTGCTAGCTGGTATTGCAGGGGCGGCGGCCGCCGCAATCAAAAAAAGTTGGGTTGGTGCAGCATTAACCTCAGTTGGTACAGCGCTTATCTGTTACTTCATTAAAAACCCTGAGAGGTTGTCGGATATCGGTAATACCTTAGCTCAAACTATAGGATTTTAAGAAAGGATAGAGGACAAATGAATAATAGATTAATTATCCGTAGCTATCAAAAGTTATGGAAGTGGAACTTGAAGATTTATGCATTATCCAAAGATATGCCATTGCCGAGAGCATTACCTATACGCTTTGCGTTGTACCTCATCGTCGGCTTGGGGATGTCTTTTTTATTGTTTAAAATTCCGTTCCTTCGTGCCGTGCCCTTTGCGATTAAAATAGTTTTTGCAGTAGGCATGGCTAAGTTTTTAGATAGCGTAAAATTAGACGGGAAGAACCCAATATTGTTCTTTGGGGGATGTATCAGGTTCTGGTTGCTTGAGAGTGGTACATATTTAGAGGGATTTCAGCGTTACGATAGTAAATTCCGGGAACTTAAAATGTACTGGAGTGCCGGAACCGTGAAAATGAAAGAAAAAGAATATAAGACTCGACCAATAAAATTATGTTGGTACGGAGGTACGAGAGGAGTGAATGCGATTGTTTAAATGCCCAATAAATTATTATCACAACAATCTAGTCTTTAACGCAGACAAGAGTTGCTGGGCAATATTTAAGATACAAGGGGACAATTATGAGTTTTTGAGCGAGGCCGGAAAACGGGAACTGAACTGGAGACTCGCCAATTATTTAGGAGGTATTACCTCCGATGCACAGTTACATATCATACCAGTCGAGCAGGATATTGATGCTCACTATGATAGTATTGTTAATAATTTGGATAAAGCCGACCCTTTATATCCACGTTCTGAGCCGCTTTTCCAGAAACAGCGTAATTACTTAAAAAGTAGCATCCAATCAAAAGCAGAAGTAAATGACTATACAAATTACATCTATGTAAAGTTGCAGATGTCAGCTAACCAGCTCGACGTCATGAAAGAAGCATTTTCATACTTTGTCAAAGATCCAATAAATGCGGTTCACTCATGGCTCAATCTGGACACCAGAGATATTTTGGAATCCAAAATCGAAGAATATCAACACTTGGCAAATGGGTGGCTGGAACAGCAAAGTGAACTTTTGTGCATGACACGAGCGACGGCCAAAGAAACACAGTGGTTGATCAAGCGTGCTGCTTACAGGGGCATGCCGGAAAATAAAATCAATCTCCTATATGATGACACCGATAAGAAGAACATATGGCAGCCGAAAGCTGAGCTAGAAGATGGTGTATTACACCCCCAAAAGTCAATTGTAAATCTCTTTGAGGGGAAAATCACGCCAAAGAACCGATATTTAGAAGTTGAGACAGAAGAGGGCTTATCCTACCAGAGTTTTATGGTAATGTCGCATTTTCCAGATGAAATCCGAAATCCTGGGCGAGAATGGATTTATAAATTGCTACAAAAGGATGTCAAACCTGAAATCTGCATTCATTTCGAAGCAATTGACCCAGAGCGGTCCCTAAAAAAAGTGGAAGGAAAACAGCAGGAGATTGAAAGCCAGACAGAGCATGTCAGAGAGGCCGGCGCACGAGTTCCAAAGGATCTTAAAGAAGGACTAATGGACGGAATGCAACTCGAAAATGAACTGCGCAACAACCGTGAGCCATTGCTGGTGTCTACCATACAATTTTGTGTGGCATCCCAAGATAAGGATGACATGCAATCAAGAAGTAAAAAACTTATAAACTTTTTTAAAATGTGGCAATTTGCAGTTGAGCGGCCTGTGGCTGATCAGAGCAAATTGTTTTTTAATTTTATCCCATCAGTGACCAATATGGTCAAAGGATATGCTATGCCACTCACGCCACTTGCTGCGGCGAGTGGCATTTTTAGTACCACACACAACGTTGGGGATTCTAAGGGTCCATATATCGGGACTTTTGGCATGAAAAAGGTATTTTTAGATTTAGCACAAGCTTGTCTTGAAAATATGTCAGCTGCGGCAAGTTTTTTCGGCAATCTTGGTGTTGGGAAGTCATACAATGCCAATCTATTGACCATACTGGCGGTACTTAATGGTGCTTCTGGACTAATAATCGATCCTAAGGGTGAGAGGTCTCACTGGGTAGAAAAATTTGAGTTATTAAAGGGGCATATAAATTTGATCAATATCGGAACTGAAAAAGAAAATCGAGGAGTATTAGACCCATACAACATCTATCCAGATGACCTTGAGACAGCCACAGAATTGCTAATTAATATTGTAATTGAGCTTTGCAAGATTGAGTACGGATCTGAAACATACATTGTGCTCAAAGAGGCGGCAACTAAAGTCAAAAACGGTATTAAAAAACCTTGTATGTACAGTTTAACGGAATACCTGGATGAATGGGATGAGAAGGATGATGACTATTTTGGTGTAGCGCAGAAACTGGCAAGATTAATCCGCGTTGAAAAAGAAGTTGGCATGGGACAATTAATCTATGGTCAAGGTGATGAAAAGACAATTAACCTTGACAATCGGTTAAATATAATCCAGATTCAAAATCTCAAAATGCCGGAAAAAGATACACAAAAAGAAGATTATACATCAGAGGAGGTCATGTCTTCTGTAATTATTATGATTCTTTCACAGTTTGCCAAGAAATTTGCACTGAAAAACAAAGATAAAATGGAAAAAATATTCCAGGTTATTTTGTTTGATGAGTCATGGATGCTTGGAAAAACCAAGCAAGGACAAAACATGTATAACTTTTTGGTGCGTATGGGGCGGTCCATGTTCACAGCCCCTATATTTAATGGTCACTCTGTAACGGATATCAGTGATGTTGGGGTGCGTAATGGTATTACATACAGATTCTGTTTCCGCACAAACGATGATGATGAGGCCGAGCGTATGCTTCAATATTTAGGCATGGAGATTTCTCCTAAAAATATCAATTTGATGAAATCCCTACCTAATGCAACATGCATGTTCAGAGATAAGGATGGTCGAGTTGGCAAATTACATTTTGATGTAGTTTTCAAGGAGCTGCATGATATACTTTCAACCACACCTAAACAAAAGGGGGCCGCTTAAATGGATGCTGTAAAACGCAAACATCCTATTGGCCTATATATCAGTATCGGTGGTGCAGTTCTAGTTTTTGGATTTATCCTGATAGTATTTTTTTTAATTATATCAGTTGCTGGTAGTAGCGTTACACAAAACGATAACAATAGTACTAACACTAATGTTTCTGGTGTTTACCCACCAAATGGGATGCAAATACCTATGTATTATCAATATGATTATCCAGGTATCCTATTTGGTAGTGGAAATATTTCTACGAGCGGCTGTGCTCCGACGACCTTTGCTATGGTTGCCACATATCTATTAGGGAGAGTCATTACACCACCTGATGTGGTTGCTTGGTCAGGACCAATCAAATATTATGTACCACCAGCAGGCACACGATGGGACTTCTTCGAGGATGCTACAGAGTATTTTCAATGCGGTGATGTAAAGCAAACAAATAATCCAACTGAAGTGCTAGAAGCATTATCTGATAATAGACCAGTTATTTGTTCGCAAGGTCCTGGATTATTTACATCGGGCGGCCACTTTATTGTACTTCGTGGTATTACGACAAATGGTAAAGTACTTGTGAATGATCCCAATGATAATGCTAATAAAAATTATATCAATCGCGAGTTTGAACTGTTTACAGATATACACGCTACAGCCAACGCATATTGGATTTTTGATCAACGACAAACCACCGGGACGGGAGCCTATCAGCCGGATTTTACAGATTATACACAAGCTGAATTGGAGCTGATCTGGGCCATCGTCCAACAGGAAGACAATAAGACCTATGAGGGCGCATTGGCGGTAATCAGTTGTGCTGCAAACCGCGTAGAATCTGCGGCATGGAATTACTGTGGTAATAATATATTAGCTCAACTTACAGCCCCTGGGCAGTTTTGCTATAGCAATGATGCTCATTGGTTAAAATGGCTTGGTGGAAACGTATACCCGCATGTAAAAATGGCTGTTGAGGATTGTCTGAAACGGGGGATACGCAACCATAATTATACTTGTTTCCGTAGCACCAACGGCGGCAATTCCGACCGTGAACAGATAGGAGGTAATTGGTATTTTAATTGAGGTACTAGAAGAGACGCTAGAGATTTTGATGGAGCCAGTTATTCATTTTATAAGTTTTAAGAGGAGGAAATATTAATGGATAGAGACAAAAAAATAAAGCAAGAAATAGGAGATGGCAATGACAAAGAAAAATAAAATATTAGTTACATCGCTTGGAGCCTGTATTGCACTAACAGCAGCATGGATGCTATGGGCTAAAGATAACTCTTCAATAAAAACAAGGGAAGAGAAGGCAAAACAAGTCTCTGAAAACTATTCTCTGGATAAAGGTAAGGATCAAGTAGTCCAGAATCAGGAGAAACCACCACAGATAAGCAAATATGAGGAGAGGCTCACGGACATAGAGGTGGACTTAACATATTTAGAGGACTTTATTGGTAGAGGAAAACAATTTATATTAAAACGGCAGATCCAATCACTTATAGATGGAGCCACCAGCGTAATATGCCTAGAATACCAACGGAGTGTTCCGGATGACATGCGCATGGAGTTCTTTTTTTTATGTGATACAGGAGAAATCCTGAAAGGTTATTACAATTATCATACCAGAGAAACATCTGTAGAGTGCACCGATTTATCAGAGGGTGATGTGTGGGCAATGCAAGAAAAGGAAAAAACGGCATTAGAAAAGGAGGAGAACAAAGCGGTGGAAGGAAATGAAGTTGAAGAACTGCCACCGCAGGAAAGCGAGAGTGATACATGAAGAAATACATAAAGTTAATAATCATATTTGTACTTCTGTGCATTTGCATAGTGCAGCAACCCATAGCCACATTGGCTGTTGCACTGCCACCAGAGCAGCGTGAGGAAGTTAATGTGGAAGTACAAGAGGAAGAGGACGGGGACGAAGAAGCCAGAGAAGAAGAAACTGCAGGGCAATCTGGTGATTATAACAGCAAACAGACCTTTGGTATAGATGAAGAATTTGATAAATTAACCGGTCATGCAAAATATTTAGGATCGGATTATAGGGATAACTATAATCTTGACCTAGAAGAAACTGGATTGACTGGTATTGTTGATTCTGCCGCAAATGGTTTGGCAAATGCTTTTTTCATTATGTTAAAAGGTTTTGCGACAGTAGTATGTGCCATTGTTTATTTCTGCTTAGATTTTAGCTTAGCTGATACAATATCGGATTTTATTACACAGCTACAAACTGGATTAATCAAAGGCATCTTTCAGGAATTATGGATATTATCGGCAGTTGTAATGTTTGTAAGTATCGTTGGTAAACTATTTAAGCGGCAAATGGCGGAAATACTAAAAGATTTGGCTATGGTGGTTTTCGTAACCGTACTTTCAGTTTTGTTGATGTCACATACCAAAGAGGTTTTAACAGCCAGTACAAATTTGACTAAGAGTGTATCTAATTCTGTTTTTGTTGGCTTAGATACTGCAACAGGTATGTCCGGAGATGTTGACTATGCCACAAACGCTGCCGGTTCGCTGTGGACAGATATGATACACGAACCTTGGTTAACACTTGAATTTGGTTCTGTTGCTCCAGATGATGCTGTGGTGGATGAGATATTGTCCTTAAGGCCTGGAAGCTCTGATCGAGCAGATATTATAAAGGACATGACAAAAGAGACAGGGTGTTTTGATAAAGAGAGAGCTTGGGGGCGTCTTGGTATGATATTTGTTTATATGATCCCATTTTTCTTAAAGGGTGTCATATTTATAACAATATCACTATTACAGGCACTGGCTCAAGTTTTGGCGGTGTTTGTAATATTGTTAGCTGCCTTTGTACTGTTTTTAGCTATTATGCCAAACTATGGCATGGAGATATTAAAAAAATGGATGCAGATGTTTTTTGATGCACACCTTGGCATGGTAATACTAAGTTTTCTTATGGCAATGATGATCTGGCTTAATAAAGTCCTTTACTCTTTTGCCGGAACTTATGGATGGTTAATATCATTGTTGTTTCAAGCAGCATTATGTATTGTTCTGTCACTTAACTTCAAGGTAATAATGTTGACCTTGCTGTATCCGCGAAATACGGCAAAAGAATTAAATCGTAAGGTACGACAGTCTTTGCGAACAGGCGGCAGACACCCTAGTGGGTCTCGAAATAATGACTATAACTATGAAAATGGCTTTGATGAGTATGACGAGTACGATGATTATAATGATTATGAAGATTATGACTATGAAGATTATGGGCATCAAAAAACTCATGAATCAAACCGCAGCTCGCTGGAACAGAGTATGTATAAATCAAGTAGTGCTAATAAAGCATCTCCAGACAGTGACACTAGAGGTGAACAGGATTATCAATCAGATAATCACCCAACATCTCCCACCGATTATCAAGCAATGCACAATGCTCCGTCACAGCAGGAGCTATACAACCTCTTTAATAGTAAATCAGGTTTTAGCGAGCCGAACAGAGATGAAGAAGGGATAGGTGAAGAAACGCTGGATAACCAAAAAAATGACATATATAACAGTGGGGATATGGGTGATAACATACTAGGTGGGAAGTTAATTCCTTTGAATGATAATTCTACAGATGCCACCATACCAGAAGACAATTTGGAGCAGCCCGAAAATGATGCCGAACAGAATTCCATTACCGAAGCTGTGAGTCTGGAGGAATCAGATAACGCAGAAGTTGAGAAAATCACCAGAGAAAAAACAGATGATAGCGAACATGAGGCTTCAGAACCCGAACTAGATGAAAAAACAGTTACTATTGAAAGCGAAGTATCCGGAAACGACGAATCACTCGTTTGGGATGGAAGCAGTGAGATGCCTGTTGATGTGCCTATTGGCACACATGAAACGGCATTGAGTGAATTATCAGGAGAACAGGAAGAAGCACGAGCATCTGAAATTAAGAATCCAATAGGAGTGCTGGAACAGGAGATCACACGGGCGGATACTAAACAGCATACGCAAAACCCTATACCAGATACAAGTCAGTCGATGGTACCTCTGAATATGCCATCTTCTGAAAATCATTTGGTATCAATGGAGAATTCACTGCTGGAACAGACAGTTGAACACATTGAAGAAAGTCAGAGAGGAGGAAATACATATGAGCAACAACCGGAAATGGCACGGCCTACGAGCAGGGAAGCGGATATACAGACGAATCGTATATCTATGGAGAACCTGCAAGAGGATTATCCAGATAACAAAATGGATGAGATAGAACAAGCGGAACCAGAAGAATTGGCAGATTTTTATTGGGATGAATAAATTATCTAGGGTGAATTATATCAATAGTAGTCCACCCTAGATAAATGAGAATATATTTGAAACACATTAACCTAAATAAGTAATTTGGTTAAAATCAATTTCAAAGTCATTATATATATTGACCTTTACATTATCCTTGAAGGTATATTGCTGTGGCGATAATTCTGTTTCGTCAAAATAATATACCAGTATATTTTGGGACTTTGGATTTACAATCCAATATTCTCGTACACCAGCATCTTGATATAGATTTAGCTTCGTAATGTAATCATAACCAGAATTACTTGGAGAAGCTATTTCTATAATCCAGTCAGGTGCACCTTTGCAGCCTTTTCGATTTATTTTATCAGGATCACATACAACACTAATATCCGGCTCCACATAGAATCTGTCGTCGTGTTTCTTAATATACACAGCAAATGGAGCAGCATAGACCTTACATGGACCCCCTTTTGATTTAATATATTGATTAATCGTAGTTGAAAGTTCCATTGATACTTCTTGATGTACTGAACTAGGTGGAGCCATGTAATATATCTGGCCATCAATGAGCTCTGCTCTGGTTCCCTCTGGCAGATCATAAATATCATCGATGGTATAAACTTTGTTTTCTGGTAATGCCATGGAGATCACTTCCTTTCAATATTATTTTTTCTTCACATCATCAGCCTCAAAATTGATTGTTTGCGAATCTGAAAGATTTATAAATAATTTTGCATCTAGGTGATCACATATTTTTATTAAATCATCCATTGAGAAGCTATCTCTTGTGAATTTGTTACGAACTGCTTGAACTGATATACCAAGAGGTTCTGCTATATCTCGTGGTCTACTATTTGTTAAATTTAATAACGCTTTTACCTTGTTACTTACTGACATATTAATCACTCCTTTTAATAAACATAACACATTTGAGTTTAAAAATCAATTTATTGTTATAATATAATCATAAATGAAATAAATGCATTGACAATTATAATCAAATCGATTATAATATAATCATAAAAGAAATTTATGAATCAGGGGGGGCAGTTAATATGTATATCGAAAAATATTTAAACCACTACAAGATTGCAGATCCAATCGTAAAGAATTATGAGGAATATTTCATTATTTATCAAACATACGACAAAGATAGGGTTGTAGATTACACGATTCTCTACCATCCAAAGAAGGATGAGTATATGTATGTTGATACTCTGAAAGATATATACCTAACTTGTACATTCAATAAGGTGAAATATTGGATGTCTTCTGAATCCATTGATAAATTCATCTTTGTTTCCGGAAGTCAATCGGAAACAAAGATGAACAGCTTCTTTAAATTAATAATAGGATTCGTAAAAAAATTGAAGGGGGTTAGCATGTGAAGTATAGAGTTATAATCTTCCTACACAAAGTACAATAGATAACTAGAAATAAAGCAGAGAGGAAAGACTAAAAGTCAGGTGGGGAATATCAATGAATAGGATAAGAGATGAAACGAAAAAACTGATTTTATACTATGTGATAATTGTAAAAGGAACAATACTGTGATACGGTGCAGATACATAAGTGGATAGGTAATTCCATGCCTTATCCATATCCAAAGAAGGGGAATGACTATGAAAAATAAAATGAGATTACCTATTATAATAATGACATTAATATTGTCTTTTACATTTGCACCATTCGCAGAATTAAACCATAACAATATCGCAACAGTGGAAGCAGCTACAATGAAACTGAGACTGACCAATACCGAGAGTAAGAAAACGATGTACCAGTACTTGACGTATGAAATCAAAGCCAATATCAAGGACTCTAAGATTAAATTCAGTAGCAGTAATAAGAAAGTGGCTACTATTAATAAAAAAGGGGTTGTTACCGCAAAGAAAAAGGGAACAACCATTATTACAGTGAAATACGGCAAACAAAGTAAAAAAGTTAAGTTGACCGTGAAAGCTTCAGGGAAAAACTATTCACCGAAAAGGGTTTGCCAGATAGCGAACCAACGGTTAAAGAATACTAGAAATAAGAACGGTGAAAAGTTAACCTATATACCAGATGATTTAAAAGCTATGTTAAAGCGCGGTGAGATTACTAAAAAGGAATATAATAAATATTATCCAACAGATGGAACAGGATATTTCATTTATTATATTCGTCCGGGGTTTGATAATGCAACTGACATAACAGGACAAAGGCTGAAAAACGAGAGCCAGATAGCGGAATATTTAGTAGGATTCTACAGGGCAGGCGATGAGAAGTATTTTTATGTGGCTTATGGCGGCAAAGTAAACATTCGTGGTACGGTGTATTATAAATTCCAATTACATCGAGCATAGTAAACAAATGAAATTAAATATGTATAAACCATTAACTTAGGGGAGCCAAGATTGGCTCTTCTTTTTTATGCAAAAAATTATCAAAGAAGGGGAATTGATGGAAAAAAATAATTTAAAAGAAAAGAAGCAATATATATCATCAAATATTAAATGTGCAAAAGGAGGTCATATGATAAAAAAATATAAGAGAATAGTAGCATTTATATTAGTAATGACAATATTCATGACATCAACCGGAATTATAAATATGAAAGTAGAAGCTTCTCAATCAGGGAACTTACTAATATGGAATGCCTCAAATAACTCTACAGGTGTAATACCTGAATTAAGTGCTACATACCCACATGAGAAAATGTTATATTGCGTTATCCAAAATGCAGCGGCTTACTGCATGAATTACGGCAAGTCGGCAAGAAGTGGGCAAGGAATGACAGGTGATGAAAATATGCTTTCCGGTTATTCAGATACACAGCAAAGACAATTGAATCTAGTTTTATACTTTGGTCATAAGACAGATCACTCAAGTGCGCCAAGCGATGATGCGAAGAACCAGTACATAGCAACACAAGCTTTAGTATGGATTGTCGAAGCTGATTTGTTGGAAACACAGTTTGCTGATTCTGCTGCGCAAAGAATGTGCTCCGTGGCACCAAACGCGGATGCTTCCTTTGCTTATTATCATTTGGTAAAAAATCAAGTATTGACATCTTACCATCATACTGTACCTAGTTTTACCGATAAGCGAGAATCGAAAGCACAAACGTTAACTCTTGAATGGAATAACTCCAAAAACCGCTACGAGAAAACAGTCACAGACAGCAACAATGTACTAGGTGACTTTAACATCGATATCCCTGGCGTAAGCCAATCAGTGAGCGGAAATAAGGTTACATTCTACACTAGCAATGTGATTAACACAGCCAAGACAGGCACATTTACTTCTAGCAATGGAAGTGTGGAAATTACAGGTAATTGCCTGTACTGGAATGTACCCGATCCAAAATTTCAGGAGTTTGTTTCCACTGTGCCCACAGGAGACCCTGTTCGAGCTTACATCAAAGTCAAAACTGAAGCAATGGGACAATGCCACTTGCTCAAAATAGATCAAGCAACCGGGGTGCCGCTCAAAGGTGCGGTATATGGGATTTATTCTGACAAGGTTTGTACAGACTTGATCGAAAAAATCACCACGGACAAGGATGGCATTGCATTGTCTTCCAGTATGCCAGCCGGAACATACTATCTCAAAGAGCTGGTTGCCCCAAACAAATATACAGTAAGTGATAAGATTCACACGGTTAAAATCGACGCTGGCAAAACAACAATCGTTGAAGCAGTCGACAAAGAGCAACTTGGCAGCATCACAATTTACAAAGAGGGTGAGACGCTTAGCAACTGGAACGGGACTAACTTCATATACGAGAATAAGAAGCTCCCTGGTGCAACATTTAAACTGACGGCTGCTGAAGCCATCTATAGAGCTGATGGCACCAAGGTATATAGTAAGGGCGATACAGTAAAGAGCAAGCTCGTGACCGGAGCAGATGGAAGTGTTACGGCAACCAACTTGCATTTGGGCTCTTATACGGTAGCTGAGACAAAGACAATTGATGGATATACCCTCAACACAACACCAAAGACTGTAACGCTTGAATACAAAGGACAAAGCGTGGAAGTAGTATCTCAATCCACAACGATTAAAAACCAGCGCCAGAAAGCCAGTGTAAAGGCAATTAAGCAGGATAGCAAGACAAAGGTAGGACTTCCAGGCGGTCAGTACAGCTTATATGCAGGTTCGGATATTAAAAATTATGCCGGCACCGTGATAGTGCGTAAGGATACTCTTTTACAGACTATTTCCACAGATGGATCTGGCAATGCATCCTATACGGTGGATATACCTGTCGGCTATAAATACTATATTAAAGAAACGAAAGCGCCAAACCTCTACTACAGAGATACTAATACAATATATAATTTTACATTCAGCGGATTAGAAGAGACTCAGGCAACAGCAGAATTCAAATACACGTTCGTCAACGATTGGGTGACAGGCGAAGTGAAACTTAAAAAGGTAGATGCAGAAACAGGTAAAAGTATCGGTCAAGGTGATGCAAATATCAAAGGGGCAGTTTATGGACTGTATGCCCGTGAAGCAATCATTCACCCGGATCAGAAAACAGGGCAAGTGTATGCCAAAGATACTTTAGTTGCAAAACTCACAACCAATGATTTGGGTGAGGCTTCTGCTAAAAATCTTTTCTTGGGGAAATATTACCTCAAAGAAATCAGTAGCTCCGAGGGCTACGAACTTGATCCGACAGCTCACAACATCGATCTTACATACAAAGACGACCTAACCAAAGAAGTGACGATTACAACCACCTCTAAAGAACAAGTGAAAAAACAGCCATTTTGCTTAATAAAAGCGGCGAACAGTGTTGGTGAAACAGATGCCGATTTACTTGAAGGTGTTGGATTTACTGCTTATCTTAAGTCTGAATTGAAAAAAGATTCAAATGGCGAGTACGATTTTAAAAATGCAACACCAGTAATTATCACGACAGATGGAGAAACAGAAATGTTTACAGACAATAGGGGTTACGCCGAATCAATTCCGTTACCATACGGAACTTATGTGGTAATTGAATCAACAATACCTCACAATTTTGATCCAGTGAAACCGTTTGAGGTATCAATCACCGAACATAAACCAAATTCACCGCAAGTATGGAGAGTACTACTTGATAAAGAGTTTGCTGCTAAACTTCGTATTATTAAAATCGACAACGATACCAATAAACCCGTTCTTAAGGCCAACACAGAGTTTAAGATTTTTGATATCAAGCGTAACAAATATGTGGAGCAAATTACCACATACCCTTCAAAGGTTAAACATAAATCTTACTTTACAGACAATTCGGGTACATTAACGCTTCCACAAGCTATCCGCCCCGGCAAGTACCGTATCGAAGAAGTGACTGCCGTAGACGGATATGCAATCAATCTTCAAACCGTAGAGGTTGACATTGATGCCAATACGTTTCAGGAAGTGGACGAGGAAACAGCGGACATAATCATAACGGCAGAGTTCCCGAACGCACCTGTTAAAGGTGAAATCACGATTGAGAAGAGAGGAGAAGTTTTAAAAGATTTTAAAGACAGTATTATATATGAAGAAACAGGGTTAGAAGGTGCCGTGTATGGGTTGTATGCGAATCAGGATATCTATACACAGGATAACCAAGTAGATGCAGATGGAAACCGCACGAAATACTATTCTAAAGATGATTTAGTAACAGAATTAATAACTGGCGAAACAGGTAAGGCAATGTTTCAGAACTTACCATTGGGCGAGTATCGCATCGAAGAGATCGAGGCACCAGAAGGATTTGTAATCAACGAGGAAGATAAGATATTTACTCTTTCTTATGAGGGGCAGGAAGTCTCGATTGTTTATGCAACCGAGACATTCGTAAACGAGCGTCAAAAGGTATCTTTTGAAATTATGAAACTGGATGCTGAAACAGGTGAACCAATACCCGGTGCGGAATTCTCTCTTCATGCTACAGAAGACATCGTTAATATTGATGGTGATGTGATAATTGCTGCAGATACTCAGGTTGATACAGCAGTATCTGGGGCAGATGGTAAGGTTGTATTCAAGGAGGATCTTCCGTTTGGTAAATACTATGCCATTGAGACACAGACTCCAGCCGGCTATGTATCTTCCGATGAAAGGATAGACTTTGAGTTTTCATACCATGGACAGGAAACAATAGCAGTTAAGTTTTTAGCAGAGTTTTTAAATACTCCTACAACCTTTGAGGTAACAAAGACAGATATCACAAATGGTGAGGAACTGGATGGAGCAATGCTTACTGTATTAGATAAGGATGGCATTGTGGTTGATACCTGGACTTCAAGTAAGGAAGATCCCCATATTATTAAAAATCTTCATGTTGGCGAGAAATATATCCTACGCGAAGAATTTGCCCCATATGGCTATTTACAAGCTTCTGAGATAGAGTTTACCGTGGAGGACACCGGAGAGGTGCAACATGTAAAAATGGAAGACGACGTACCAACTGGAACTATTATCGTTAACAAAGAAGGGGAATTATTACAAAGTGCAAATCCGGTACAGGATGGAGTATTGCAGTTTATTTTTGATTACATCAAAGGAGATTTAGAAGGCGTAACCTTTGATCTCTATGCTGCAGAAGATATTGTCAGCCCAGATGGGTTAAACACAATAATCTGCGCCAAAGATGAAAAAATAACAGAAATAGTAACAGATTCTATGGGAATTGCCAAAATAGAGAACTTACCATTGGGTCAGTACTATTTGATAGAAACTAAGACAATTAAAGACTTTGTACTTGATCCAACACCAATCTATGTTGATTTGTCCTACATTGATCAGCATACCGCAGTAGTATATGGAAGTCCTACCATCAACAATGAGCGACAGGAAGTAGATATTAAAGTTGTGAAATTAGATTCTGAAACCGATAAACCGCTGAAAGGTGCAGTATTTGGATTATATGCAGCAGAAGACATCAAAAATGCAAACGATGAAGTAATCGTTGAAAAAGATCAGCTTGCGCGTCAGGCAGTATCCAATAAAAAGGGAGTCCTTTATTTTAATTACAAACTTCCTCTTGGCCAATATTACATTAAAGAAGTCACTCCGCCAACCGGCTATGTATCAACTGATAGGATTTACAAAGTAGATGCAAGATACCAAGGGCAGGAAAAAGAAGTGCTTAAGTTTGAGTATACTTTTAAAAACAAACCAACCAAGACTGAGATTTCTAAGACAGATATTACTGGCGAAAAGGAACTAGAAGGAGCTGTATTATCGGTTATTGATGAAGAGGGTAAACTTATTGAGAAATGGACCTCTGGTAGAAAACCGCATTTGATTGATCGTTTACCGATTGGCAGATATGTGCTGCGTGAAGAGTTTGCTCCACAGGGATATGTAGTGGCCAACGAAATAGAATTTGAGGTTAAGGATTCTAGTAAGGTTCAGAAAGTGCATATGAAAGATGAGTTATCTGTTGGTAAAATCATTGTGAAGAAAACCGATGAGAGCAACGGAAACCCACTGGAAGATGTAACCTTCGAGATACGCAATGAACAAGGCGAGGTCTTAGATACTCTCGTAACCGATAATAAAGGCATGGCGGAATCAAAAGAGCTGCCGATTGGTATTTATAACAAAAATGGTACATTCAAGGATTTCATTAAGTATTATGTAATAGAAATTGAAACGAGGGCAGGCTATATACTGGATTCCACATCACGGGAAGTTGTTTTTGGATGGGAGAGTAGCACTGAAAGAGTAATAGAGCACTCAATCGAAATCACAAACAAGCCTACCGGAGAGAAGCTGCCGCAGACTGGGGAGTTACCTATCTGGTTGTTATTTACAGGTGTTGGTGCAAGTCTTGTTGCAACCGGTATATATGTATTAAAAAAGAAAAAATCCTTGAAGGATGTAGACAAAGGGGAGTGATACAATTATCAAAAAAGAAAAATCGACAGATAAAAAAGGGACTAGACGAAAAGAAAAAACTAAATATGGAACTGTAATATTAATTATTCTACTGGGGATCACTGTAATGGCGGTTCCCTTTTTTATCAGACAGAAAGGAGAAATGCACAATCGCAGAATTATAAATGAGCTAGAACTAAGCATGGATCAAGCAGTCCAGTCAGCGAAGACAGAACAGGCGGAAACTGAAGTATCAAAACATAAGCTACAAACGAGCTTACGAAATAATGTACCGGAGGGTATCATTGGGTATCTGACGATTGATAAGATTGACCTCAAATATGCTATTGTGGAGGGGGCTAGCAATACGGAGCTGTCAAATTACATTGGGCATCTACCAGAGACGGCCCAGCTTGGAGGTAATGGTAATTGCGTATTGGCTGGACACCGGGGTGGCAAAAATGCGTTGTTCTTTAAATTCTTAAATAAATTGGAAGTTGGGGACTCTGTGGAAATTACAAAACGGGCTGGTAAAACGTATGAGTATGAAATCGAAGATATCTATGTTACAGATGCTTATGACAATGCCATTAAAGCACAGGACAAAGACAAAAATATTTTAACACTGTTAACTTGCGAAAATAGAGGCACACGACGATTAATTGTTGTGTGCCACAAGAAATGAGAGGGGAAATGTGGAATTTTTTAAATAATGATAAGACCATCATTCAACTACCTGTTCCGTTAGGCTCTACTGTATACCGGATTCATTTAAGTTCTGACAATAATAGATTTATTGGTACAGAGGAAGTCCAAATGACCCTGTCAAATCTCGATAAAATACTAAATGAATGGAATCAACGGACTTTTGCTGTAAAGACAATGGCTGAAAAACAAGGAAAAGCGATAGTTAAAGGTCGTTAATATTTACTGAAAAACCAACCTACTCTTAGCTCTCTTAATACAGATGGAGTGAAAATTATTCTTGATTCCATCTGTATTAAGGTAATATACATTATTAAATAAATATATATATGATTAAATAAATATATAACTTATAAAATATATATTTATTTAATCATTAAATTATAGAGTTATAAATATGTATAGTGCAATCAAGAACAATATTCTGGATATCTAATCCTAATCGCTTCCAAAAAATATTTAGCATACTTACAGCTAAATATTTTAGCAATTGTATAGCGACCACATTCTTGTAATTGCTCACTTTCTTCATCATAGTTATATAAACTTGGAATTCCATCATTATATAAATTGAAAGCTATTCGGATAATCTTGCCGCTTCCGCTTGTTATCCACTCTTCATGCAAACAGTCAGTTTTTATTTTTCCAGTTCTAAAATCATAAATACTATTAATATTTATTCTAGTATCTATATTTAAGCCCAGACAATAAACTAGTGCCATATGATAAACATCTTGTTGTCTGCATTTTATGAGATATCTACTATAAAAATCTTCATGTTCTTGGTCTATAAATATTATATTACCCATCACTTTTCTCCTATCTTTTCTGATTACGTTTTTTAATCAATCTTCAGACATTAAATTTATTATATCATCAATACCCGGAAAATTTTGATCACATAATAGATCAATAGCTTCACAAATTACTTTACTTGAATTTTTTTTGAATTTCTTTGAGTACAAGCCAAGTTTTAAATCTGTTTTCTCGTCTATACTGATATTTCGAGTGATTGAAGGATTCGTATTTTTAGGTCGGCCAGGTTTTTTTTTCTGGGAGATATCATCATCCTTCCCTTTTGTACCACTATTTATGTTTTTTTTGTTATCAGATATGGTACGGCCTGACATGGCAGCTAGTCTACTATGTTTTGATTCTTCTTGATTGCTCATTATATCATCATTCTTTGGTTTCTTATTAAAACGGTTTTCCTGACTCATTAAAAAATCCCCCTATCAAATAATTCTTGTGTTATACCTTTTATAGCTATAGCCCCCTTAGATTTCGGAGACTTAAATGTAATACTGTTTCCTTCGGCAGTGCACTCCTTAAAGAGTGTTGTGTGCGGTATATATGTATCCAAAACTATCTCACTAAATATTTCATGATTTTTTATATAATCCATAAATTCCCTGGAAATATTAGTTCTCTCAACATTGTTGATAACAAAAGCATCAATTTTACTTTCCAATTTCATATATGCACGGAGTTCGTTCCAAATAGTAGTAAATACATTGCAACCATTCGCCGAATTGACATCTGGATCGCAACACATCACAATATGATCACTCACAACAAAAGCGTTCTGATTAATAATTCCGAAATTTGGTCCCGTATCAAAAACTATATAATCGTAGTATTCAAAAAAATGTAAATTGTCTAATATGTAATTTTTGATAATCTGTTCTCTTGCTGGTAACTGTGTTAACTTCGTTTCTGTCCCATGCAAGAACATAGTCGATGGTATAATATCAAGATTTGGGGCATTTGGGTTTGGTCCAAGTACTATATATTTTATAGGTTCAATATCTTTCTTATTAGCGTTTTCTAGAAGATCGCCTATGCTAGGCAAATCATTAGAAAAAATATCTAAATGGCAGTTTGATGATAAGTTACATTGCGGATCTAAATCAATCATTAAAACCTTTTTTTTCTTGGTAGTCGCTAGATAAAAACTGGTATTATAAGCAACTGTTGTTTTACCTGTGCCACCCTTAAGCGTTGCTATCGTTATAATTTTAGGTTTTTTATTCGTCATAAGCTCTCCCTTCAGTGGTATGATTTATTATATAAATAAATATATAGTTAAAAAGTTTTATATTTAAATAATATATTATTTAAATATAAAAGTAAATATTTATTTAAAAAAATATATAGTTAAAAAGTTTTATATTTAAATAACCATAAAAATATATCAGTCGTTAATAGTAATAAATCCTCTAATCTACATAAAATAATGGGGTAGCTCATATACATGAAGGATGGGTAGGTGATTTGGATATTTATTATTATAACAATTATTATATTCAATTATTAAATCAGTAATTAGATCAATAGTTCCAAATGTGACATGCATAAACCTTTATTTTTAGCGGATCTGCACGTTTTTTAAAATTTAAAAATGTATGATAGTAATATAAAATAACTGCATTTATATAAATTAAATGATGTAATGTATATTTTTTTCTACTTATAATATAAAAATTTTTAAATAGTTGATATATTATTTTATTTATAGTATAAAAAATTTTTTAATGTGGATAAAAAAATATATACATCACTCCTGAACGAATGAAAGATCAGAAAAACCTTAGATTTCTGCTAAAAAGAACACTTGATCTTTAAAAAAGGGCGCACGAAATAGACCTCTGGATTTATGCAGCAAGTGTATTGTGATATATTTGATTTGTTATTGTCCTAGTTAAAGCCGGTAGATTTAATATAGATATAGTTTTTTCTATGTAAGATTTCTTTATTTCCGCAATGGCCTGCAGTATCAATTTTATAGGATACTGAGTGGTGAGGTCGATGATATCCAATACTTCTAAATCTGTAGTTGAGATTTTATTTTCGTGAAGTGATTCTACGATTTTTTTCTTAGATTCTTCTCTTACCTTTTCTAAGTCAATTTTAATGGGATACTCGTTTTTTAGCGTATAGAAAATAGTACTTTCAGAAACATAGGACTGAAAGATAGATGGCATATCGGTCTGGAGAACGGTATATTTATTTTGATAATTTAAATGATCAGGAAGAACTTTTTTAACCTCCTTGATCTTTAATGAATTGGAGTTATCTTCTTCTGAACGTGATATGTTGTCTAATTCAAGCAGTTTTAATAATTCTAGCCGCAGGGAATTTACATTGTGAATGGACAATATTGTTTCTACAGCATCTGCCTTGATGGTAATATAACCGGAGCCACCCTCTCGGCCCTTCAAGTGCATTGTATCGTATGCATGTACAATAATGTTGTAATGGTTTTTATCTGTCCCGTGAGAGACTGTGATAAGCTCGTTTGACTTTAAGAGGTTTAAGCTGCGTCTGACCGTAATTTTATTGACATTTAATTTAGCAGCAAGAGCTTTGATTGGTATATCTCTGATGATGTGTATTTGTCCCATCCGTTCCATGGGTACACTAAAGAGCAGTATGTAAAGTTTTACTGCCGTCTTTGGCAATCTCTTCATATCATACTGTTTTTTATAATATTGGTATGTAACTTTTTCGTTCTGATATTTTTTCTCTACCTGGCAAGCACTACAATTTTTGCAGTGATCATCCAGTGATTCTAATTCTTTATGCAAGATATTTAATTTATTCATATCCGGATTTTCTTGATCAGATTCCTGTTTTATTCCGGCCACGAGTTTTTCATGCCAGGAATTTTGCTCACATGAGCTGCAGACATCTTTGTTGCGATGTAAGATGTATCGATATGGAGTCTCATAGTTCATAAGCTTTCCGATGAGACTTCTCAATGAACTTTTATCAATTCTTACGATTGGTTTTAGCATGTATTTTCGATCCTTTCTTATTTTTTGCAATAAAAAAACTGTACGGCATAAAATACCACACAGTTTACGGATCGTAAACTATTGACAAGATTACCAAAATGCAATATAATCTAGCTAAATAAAGGCATATTTTGGTAGTTGCCTTGCTGGTTCATATTTTATGCTATCTAAGAGTGTATGTCCAGTCGCTTACAAAGTGTTGGTCGCACTTGTAAGAACTGCCAAAGATGAAATTTACAGGGCTGGAAGCGAAAGTTTTCAGCCTTTTTTTCATCCTCTAAACTAAATAGAGTTTAGCATATTATGGATATCATGTCAATTTTAAAATTTATTGTGGTATTTTTCAGTTTTTTTCTAGTATATTTAGTATTGCCTCTCATCACGTCTATCCTACTAATAAGGATTAATCAGTTGTTTTTCAGCTACTGTCTTCGCTTTTTCAGGTAATTCATACAATAAAAACTCATCGCGCGCAACCTTCAGCTTATAGATTCCTTTCCCTGTATGGTTAAAACTAATGGACAGAAGGTCCATAAAATAATCTTCTACACAAACAAATAAGATTTCGCTCTTTTCACTTAAAAATCTCATATATTTATCTTCACTGTATCTCGTATACAGTTGATATTTCATGGATAAAGTCCGTATCTTATTTAAATCTGCAGAAAGGAAAAAACATAAGAGATAGAGCGGCTCTGTCGGTTCCATATAATCTTTGGATGTAAAATAGGATAAAAATTGTTCAATTCGAATAGAACTCATTATATCTAATGAAAAATGTTCCACAGCAACGTGGCAACATGCCCTATCCGCCTTTCGATAAGTGAAATCATGGATTAGAATCGTATCACCACTCTGATAGAGGGGTCTGTATTCCTTTAGTTGCAATATGCCGGCTTTCATCATGTTTAGGTAGCGATTAATATGTAAATACCCATTTGTACTTTCTGGATGAAGGAGTGGAAGAAATAAATTATCATATTTTGCTGGAGAGCAGTAGATACTTAAACCTTTTAAGGCTAAATATGATAATTGTGATATTGTGTTTGCTTTCTTTACTATTATTTCGCGACGATTTATTAAAAATTCTGTAATCTTAATCAATCCAATTATATCTGTGTTGGATTGCATAGAAAATAGAAAGTGTAATCCATTTTTTCCATTAAATTGGTTTGTTTCTTTTGGCGGCCATATGATCTTTTTTAATTGGAGAGTTTTTTCAAAACGCTCTATTTCGTCCTGAGATAAAGTAATATTCCGATATGAGGAAAATAAAAAAGAAAAGTGCAGGACAGGACGATATAAAATATTACTTTTTTCCATAAATAATGTCATATAGTTTTTTAATTTTTGTAAAATGACATTGCTACTTTGATATCCAGTATCCAATTCAAAATAAACTTGAATTTCATTTTCATATTGCATAAAAGGAGTGAATGCATAAAACATATCAGAACGAATACCCTCATTATTTTTTGGAATATTATAGGAACGGAAAGTTGTCTCCGTAGCAGAATATTCCAATTGGCATTTAAAGAGGGACGATGCACTATAGTGTAAGATGGCAGCCAGATGATTTCCGATGGCAGCGGAGTGCTTTTTGTTTCTAGGTGTTTTAAAACGCTTAGAAGCATAGAGCATAGATATATATTCTGTAATGTCGTGTAGAGTATATATTTTATTATTTGCCATAATACCATCCCCGAAAAGGTGCTGCATGGCTTTATTCAATATATACCTTCCAGTTGACGTTGTTCTGTACATTGGACAGGAGGTGTCTTCATCTATAATCTTCAAATAACTTTTAACAACATAACGCGAAAGAAACTTCCTTGCATAGTTAATCGCATAGTCAGAGTCGGGCTGATCAAACAATAGTATTCTTAGTTGCTCTTTGGTTATGTAATTGTTCATAAGAATAAAAATAAGAGACTTTGCCAGTTGGCAGTATCTTGTTGCTGTGTTTATATTATTTAATTTTATAAATATATAAATAAATAACTGATAATCTACATTTTTTGTCATATGAATTCTCCAAATGTTGTGTGGTATTAAAGTAAAAAATCTATTTAAAACCAGATGGGAAATAGGATGTTCATGGTTACTGTTACATTATCTTCGTATTAATCCTATGTTTGTCAAGCATAAATTTCTATTTTTTATTTTTTTTATTTAATAACAACTATTTTTTATAATTTCAAGGTATGTATGTGTTACAATCGTCTCTCTAAAAGGGCAAAAATTAAGAGAGATATCGCATCTCTCTTAAAAATGTATATGTAAGTGAGACGCATGTCTCTCTTAAAAGGTCATTGTTGCCGCTATTTTCAGGCATTTCGACTTTTCTAAGTTACGAGCATTATTATAGAAATTTAATTATAAAAATATAGAATCTAACAAGATTATATAACAGAACTAGTACAAATATTTCTTTTCAACACTTGTACAATTTTAAACTAATTGATATGTATCAATTTATATATTGATTCACTTTTCTTTTAAAAAATAATTGCCCTTCCATCTGGAACTTGATCCAAACCGAATGAAGTTAACCTCAAAGATTGCCCATCCAGATAAAAGTAATCTGTTTTGCTTAATAATTTCTTTGCATGTTGCAATGTTTCTTTTTCGTACTCTTCAAAATTATCCATACCCAACATAGTATTAAATTTAAGTGTACCAATCATCTGTGCATCTTCTTTATTGCTTTCTTCATTGGCCTCTGTTAATTCTAGGCATAATTTGATATGCTGCCTAAGTTTGATAATAAAAATAACTTCGATATCCTTAAAATCTGCATTAGATGTTACATCAATCCGAAACATTCTTTCTACCTCCATGTTTTTCTGTTTATTTTATCACAGAAAGACTAGGGACACCATTTTTAAATAATAAACATAGTCCCAATACCTTTTATGGCGCTGGCAACCAAATATTAAATAAAATATAAAATTATAGATTTAATAATTAAAATATCCCTCATCATCAGTTAACTATGTATCATTTTAATGATGAGGGATATTTTCTGTAAGTCAAAACTGTGCCAGCATTATTCTAGTAAATTCTTAAAGCAGAAAAACAGATGGATTCTCTGGAAATAGTGATCATACAACAAAAGTTGCTATTTTAAATATTGTTTTAATTTACTAAGGCATTCTTCTCTTTCTGCTTTTGTTTTTTTTGCCAATTTGATGTCATTTTCGTATATATCGTAACTTTTGATTCTTAGGTTTATTAATGCCCTCTCAAATCTTTCTTTTTTAATTCCTGATTTTTTATTTAACAGAGACCATAGTCCCTGCCGCGTATACCCTGTTATTTCCGCAATATCTTTAGTTTGTATATGGAATGCCTGTTTTAACTCATCGACTGTCATATCTAATCATCTCCTTTTTAGTATATAATTGAATATTTTTATACATAAAACGAGATATCCATCTGTTAATTATCATTTTTTCATAATATTGATAGTTTTATTCTCATAATTTCTATTGAGTGAATATTGAAATAAACTTAACTACAAAATCCAAATAGTCAAAAAAAAGCCTTGCTATCAAGCAGGCCTCAATGGCATCAACCAGTTCGTTTTAATGCGAGCTGGTTGATGCCATTGGCCTCTTTTAAGAAAAGGCTCTTTTGTGTTATAAGTTTATTTACTATTAAAAATATGTTAGCGGAAAGTAGTATATCATAAATATATTTTTTTGAGCAATACATAGATTTCATGATTACCCTAGCTCGGAGTACTCATCCGGCCAAACTGAGGGTTAGGAACACTTTGCTGAGAAAAATGTAAGATCCAGCTGAAGGTTCAAAGATATTTTTTGCCTGTAGTCATGACGGGAACAGTGCTTGAATATTTTTGTTAAGGAGTGATGTGAACTGGCCCGTGAAATCATTTGATTGGCTACAAAGGTTAACGATTTATGGATCTGAAAATTTTATCAATATCCCTCAAGCTCATTTCAATATTAGTGTTTGAAACATAATCGAACGGTATGTCACGGTTACGTAGCAAGTCGATAACCTTATAATAGGTAGCGTGATCAAAATAAGATACACTAAAGATTACAATATCCGCATTTGTAATTACATTTGCATTAATGCTAACTCCTGGTGCATAAAATACCCATTCAAACAGCTTTTCTTTTAGTTTATTCTGCCAGTTTGGATGACCTCCAACAATGACTCCTCTTACATCATTTAGAGCGCTTAAATCAATCGTTGATTCTTCTGGCATATCCACATTTTCCGAAGCTGAGAGATTAAAAAGAAGATTACGTAATTTTTTTACCTCTATGGAATCGGATACTGTTTGCGATAATTTATCTTCCAAATTTTTGATTTTTTTCAACAGAGTTGCATTTTCATTTTGTAGATCCTCTAACTCTTTATTCTCTTTATTCTTAATTTCGGTTATTTTAAATTTCTCAGTATTTAATTGGAATTTTGTTTCTTTCAGTTCACGTTCCAGAGCTGCAATTTGGGGATACATGGTTTCTCTATTGTACTTAAAATATGTTTCTTTGACGATACCATATGCTTTTAACAATGCCTTGATATGAAATGCCGGGATAACATATTTCATGACAGGTATATCATAACCATAGTACTTTTGACCAAGTATGTAAGTATATACAATTTCCTCCAAATCTTTTTTTCTAGCTTGATATCCTCTAAAATAGATAACGAAAGTTTTTCAACATCATATAAAAAATGATATGGTGATTCATATTTTTCCTCAGATGAAAAAATTTGGGATAATATACCACGTGGTATCTGTTTCATAATTTCGTTGATTTCATTTCTTTGTTCTATTTTGTTTACACCAGTGAAACGTCTGTAACCATTGTAATGCATGGTTCTTTCGTTGAGTAGTAATAGAATATCATCGATATTTATTATATTTCTACTGATTTCGCCATGACACAAGGCAAAGAAGATCCCAGCAGTTACAAAGCCATTTAAAGCCTCATCGCTTGCTTTAACTATTGTAGGACGTAAAAAATGTAAGAAGTCCTTCATATCAATAATTACATCTTTTGGCATGTTTTTAAAAAAAGCATAAGATTTTTTATACCCTTTTTTGAAAACATTGTACAGCATATTTTGGATTTCATAAGCTCTATCAGAATCATTTTTGTTGATAAACATTAGTATACCGAGTGATTTCTTGAAGTATTCTTCACGCAGCAAAGAACCTTCTTTAGCGATGGGAGAGTTATAATGTTCGCTTTCTTTAGCGTATATGTAAAATTCTTCTTTGTGTAATTTATAAATATTATCGATATCTTCACGAATAAATGGTGGATATGATAAAGCTTCAGCGTAATATGGGGTCATATCTAAAGTAGTAGTCATAATAAAATTTCCCTTCTAACTTATATTATAGTTATGGTATCATAAAAACACGAATAAAAAAACCCTGCAAAAACAGGGTTTAATTTCATAAGTAGGCTTTATTCTTTTATTCTATCTTGTAGGTTTTTCCAATATACCGGATAATTCGCTATATACCATTGGCAAAAATCAGGGCCTATATGTTTTTCCGCTTCCTTTCTTGCCCTTATTGCATCTTCTTGGAGTTCATAATTCCCCAAGTTATATACCTGGTTATCAAATCCTATTTGAGCCCTCCAATAATTACCTGATTGATTTTTATTGACACCACGTGTTTCCTTTATTTTGTTTTTCCGTTTTACTATTTCGGGATGTCTTATTTCATACCATCCTGTAAAATCCCCTTCTAGGACTTTTTCCGCTTCCAAGCGTGCTTTCCACGCCATATCTTCGGTTTCATAGGTGCCTAGAGAGAATTGTTGCTTATCAAAACTAATGTATGATAACCAACAATTCTTTGTTTTGTCATATGCTATACCCTTTTTCTTATTTGGCACATCGATCAATTCTTTTGATTCTATCGAATTGCTTTTACGGATAGAATCTTTTATTAATTGTTGAGCCCTTTGAGTGGAACAGCCCAATTCTTTTCCAATATCCGAATAAATACGTCTTTCTAATCTCATTTTCACTGCCAGACGTTCTTTATCATTGAGGATATCTGGATTAATATTTTTTAAGGTTTTTTCCTCTTCTTTTGATATTCTTGCTGTTTTCATTTTTTCCTTTCCATCATTTTTATATTATTCTTTCGCCCATGCGACTATGGCCTATCCTCAATAGTGGGAACCTCACGTAAACAGATATACCCATCTCTGTCCTTATATTTGCATGGTATTCTTTAATGTGCATGATAGTTTTTTGTTTTTTATCCATATTTTTCTCCTTTATTTTTATCTATCTGAGCTTTTGCATTGCCGTGTACACAAGCAGAGTCAGAAACATATACATTGCCGTCGAGCTTTGCATAGCCATATATTTTTGCGAAGTCAATAACCTCCGTATCGCCACCAATCTGTGCAAAACCAGAAATCTTTGCTTTGCCAGAAATCTTTGCATTGCCATAAAGCCATGTATCGCCTTCAACCTTTGCATACCCTATTACCTTTGCATGCCCTGTTACCTTTGCATTACCCCTAATCACTGCATCATTGTAAACTTCTGAATCGTCATAAACCCATGCATCGCCATACTGCGAAAGATTCTCTTCTTTTTCGATCCATCCTCCAAGGTCTCCGACTTTTATTATTCCAATGCATCTTATTGCACGGATCCTATTTAGGGTTATTCCCTCATTCTCTAGTCTTTTGGTTTCTCCTGTAAATTCATATTTTTTCATAGTTGCCTTCTTTCTCCCCTGTTAAGTTACAGGGGACAGCAATTTAATTTAAAAGTCATCCAACCCCTATGCAGGGATATAAACATATATATTTACCCAACTTTTGTCTATACTGAACGGATTTTCCTTTTCATCCGTTTTAATTTCAACCATGAGTGGTTTGCACTCATTGAAAACTGGTTCTACATACTTGGAATGATCATGATATCGATCAAATTCATCCAAGCCAAATTCACAATCACCGAGCAATATCTTGCCAGTTTCTTTTGTGTATACCCCATTGCAGTCGTACATATAGTACAATGCAATGATATCAAACATGTAATTGCAATCATCAATTACTACCACATTGTATGGCATATCGCTCTTGTAGGCATTCTGCAATAGAGCGGTTTTAATGATATAACTGGTAAATTATTGGATTTGTATAATTCAACTGCTTCTTTTTTTATTTCATTTAATTTATTCATAGTTTACCTTCTTTCTCCCAGTAGCCCTGCTGGGAATAACCATTTAGAAATTGTTATCTTTGAATGTGTAATATGCTAAATAGATAACACTCTCTATACTTGAGTATTTTTTCTTCCAGCGTGTTACGCATTTTTTATTTATGAATCTCCATAAATTGGAGAAACAATGAAATGATACTTGATGCCTTTCATTATTTATTTTGAAATTAAAATACACAATGAAGCAGTGCCTATCACCTCTTAGAGTCCTATCTATTTTAATATGATAGAAAAAACCACTGTTTGGTTTTTTCTGGATTGCCTTTATCGCATTTAAGATGCAAGCATCTTTAGCGATGTACCCTTTTTTGCTATAAAGTTCCCCTAAAGGGATCAGGGAGGAAATACGTGATAGTGTAGTATTGATATGTTTTCCTCCATCTGACGCAATTTGGGCTAATATTATTTGCTTTGAAATATATTTATCCAACATTACTTTTCCCCTTTATGACTATGACGTTGTCACCGTGTCTATTGGCAATGCGGAGCGACAAACCTCAAGATAATATTTCAATTATCGTATATGGCATAAAAAAATTATGCCGCCTCTAGCCTTTGTGCATACTCCCAGAATACAAAGACACTCGTTATCTCACTAACGATAATGGATAGTGCTCGGTCACTATCTACCGTAAGATTATAGATCTAGCAGTTCCGACCAGGACTTCTTATTCTTACAATAGCTTGTTTCATTTCATACCTCTTTCTCCCTAGTTTAGCTACTGGGGGCAGTAAAACCTTTAATCTACAAGTGTGCACTCAACACGAATCTGTTTGAACACTTCTTTGCGGATGCTGTGCTCACTGTCCAGATCGGTACCAACTAGTGCTTCACCTACTGTTTCCATCACATACTCGGCTCCATAAATGGATTCGAGCTCTTTTTGCTCTTCGTCATCGGCAGTAGCGAGAGAAAAGTACTCTTCCCACCACTCATATTCTTCTTGCGAGATATGAAAAGTTTCATCATCTTCGCAATATGAGACAGTTGCATTTGTTGCATTTAAAACCATCTCCTCTGAACAATCCACTCCATTCCTCCATATATATTTTAATTCTTGGCTTTCTCCTGTTTCCTTTATTGTTAGTTTCATAATTATTCTCCTTTTAGTGACCTATATGCTATAGTAAGTGTCTGCTCCATATCGGTGTGAACCCAGCAGATAAGTAAGTTATCATAACAAATTACCACTCGTTGATTTCTTTTTTATATTCTTCGACCCATGTTCCCTCGAAGATCCATCCGAGGTTACTGTAGTCCATATCAGGTGCGTATCCGTATTTATTAATGAAGCTATCAAATGCTGCATCTACTATGTCTGTTACATCTTCGCATACTTCCATTGAGAAATCTAATTCCCCTTCATTATCCAATAAACGAAGTGCTTCAATCCTGTGCGAACCGGTTATTAATCCGCTGTCAATGAACAATATGGGAGCACCAATCCTGTGCGAACCGGTTATTAATCCGCTGTCAATGAACAATATGGGAGCACCAATCCATCCGTTATTTTTTATTAATTCCGCAATTGTGTTGACTTTATCAATATCAACTGCGTTTATAGTACCATAACTTTCTATATTTTTAAATGTTCCCATATTATTCTCCTTCTTAGATCTTGTTATATTGTCCATCTTTAACCAATTTGTGGGTTGCTTCTGTAGAAATGGATACTCTGACAGGAGCGTTTTGGAGCTACTGTTGTTCTTTGCTATGTACATAGTATACCATTTACCATGTACGTTGTAAATTGGTAAAAGCCAACAAACTATGTACGTTGTTTTAGTGCAATATAACTATGTACATAGTAAATTCAATAAGTTATACTTATTATGATACTAAACAAAAATGAAAAGAGGTGTTACATGGCATATAATGAGAATAAGGCTAAGTACAATATAGAATATGCAAAAGCTAAATTAAAGCGCATTCCCTTAGATGTCCAGAAAGAAAAATATGAGCAAATTAGGGCCGCTGCTGATTCTGCAGGGGAAAAAGTGAATGCTTATATAAAGAAAGCCATCGATGAGCGCATAGAACGTGAAAGATAGCCCTACCAGGGCAAAGAAAATGCACAATTGGGGATATTTACAATCTACAAAAGGTGCTATAGTATTCCATACAAAAAATAATTTACCTCTATACAACAAACATATATTCTGATACAATAACCAGAACATACGTTTAATAAATAGAGGTTTTTTTATGCCATTTATGACAGAGCACAGTAACTGGGTAAAAGACTACACACCCAGAGAATACAAGAGAACAAAGAAAATAGCAGTTTTATGTATGATGTATGATGGTAAAATTACTCCCTATCTTATTAAATTAGAGGACGAATATGGAGTAATCCAAACCATAGATAAAATAAAATTGCTTTATGATGAGCGGAAATACTATCAAAATACCTTAACATTTGAGCACCATTGCCTTATTCTGATACAGAACCGGCAGTACGATGTGTTGTTGATATACTATCCAAGTGACAGTAGGTGGACCATGGTTTATTAATTTGCTCAAGCATAGCATACAAAACTAAAAAACCAACAGCTGATCAATAAGAAAATCGATTGAGCAATGCAGAGGGCTTTTGATGCCTGACCAATATTACCATACTCCTTGAGTAAAAATCAAACTGGCATAATCTGTTATATTTTCTTTTTTTCCCTGATTACTGCTATTTTTATCTATGATAGTATATTATTTAGAGATTCTACTTGATAGGAGATAGATACTATGAAACAAATGTGCCTTGCAAAGCCATATTTTAAAACGGCTAGAATACAGGCCGGCTATACCCAGACCAAACTTGCATATATACTTGATTGTCCCGCCTCTTATATTAATATGATTGAGTTCGGGAAGCAGCGCTTAAATATTACACTGGCAACTACGCTGTGTGATTTATTATCCGTTAAACTTGAAGATACTTTTACTCTTATTCCATTACCAATATCTAAAAAAGTTGAAAAGAATAAATCAAAGAATTTGCTTTCTTATCCTGACAATTTATTCAAAGCAATTGGAGTTCCAAAAGAAGAAGCAACTGTCAAAACATTGGAACAACTGGAATACTGTTTAACGCCTACTCAACTGATTGTGATTCGCGCTATTTACAAATTAACTCTCCGACCTAAAGAAATTAGCATGATTAGAAATACTACTATAGATAACATATCATCCGTAAAAAGAAACTCTATTAAAAAAATGCAAAAGAGATTTTTGCATTTTGACGAGGATATCAGAGAAATGAAACTCAGCACACGAACGTACACTGTTTTACATAAAGCTGGAATAAAAAATATAAATCAATTATTAACTGCCATTGAATATAATCGACTTATTCAAATCAATAATTGCAGTGAGAATACTATGAGTGAAATCTTAAAAGCGTTAGATACTTATTATCACAATAAAAAAGAGTTAGCCTAGTCGAGGATCGATGTACCAGATCTAAACCTTATAAATATAGTAATAGGATATACCACAGAAGATGATATATATTTATAAAAGTATACTTTTTTACAGATATGTCTTTAAATTTGATTATATATATAAGGACATCTGTAAAATTAATTATAGATATATTTGTAAAAGTATACTTTTATAGATAACATCGTAAATCTATTTTTGTTGCTTCTCTTGCTTAAAGCTTTGTAGATACCATGAATTACCTGTTTTCATATTTATTTATTGTATGTTAGTATATAAAAGATTGAATAAAAAAAGAGAAGGAGAAAAATATGGAACAAAACTTAGCTATGGTGATCTACATAAATATTTTCGAAAATTTCGGAATGGCTTGCGTGGTCTTTGCACTGAACGGCATGAAGATTAAAGATATTATCGAAAAAATTAAACAGGTGAAACCTATTTTACTGACTATGTTTTTTGTTGTTCTGTTCGGGACTGTGAATGGATTTATTGCATATAAAGTCAATTTAAACAATTATAAATTTATTATATACATATCTGCTTTCTTATCTATTCTTGTGCTGAATCAATTATGTCAAAAAGAATTACCTCGTTACCGCTTAAAAAAAATATTTGCACAATTGGATTTATTACATGTTTTATATATGTTTTGTATTACTTTCATTTTACAATATGTTTTCCAGGTGGTGGCAGTCAGAGCCGCGGAGCCCTTGAAATTGTACAGTGAGATACAATTTATGATATTTACAGTGGTACTCATGGTGGTGCTATCAGTAATTTCTTATATACAACCACTCTCATTAAGTAAAATTATTTTGATGGCAAAACAAAGAATCCTTTATCGCTTGTATCTGTTTGCAACATTAGCAGCAGTAATATATGTAACCTATGGGTACAATATGCTAATAAAGCACTCTCAGTATATTGTATTTTGGATCGCAGTAGTTGGACTTTTTGGTATCTTTGTAAAAGATATGGTATTAAAAAAAGATACCTATGAAAATTTTGGGAAAATAAATAATAAGGATAATATAAAATATCTAAAAGGACTCACGGACGAAATGGGACATCAAGAGAATAAATACAACGATTTAGGAGAGGAGGATTAATCCCCCTCTCCTAATAAATTTGTAATCATGGCATCTATCACATCCTGTCCGCTTTGATTAAGACGTTCGATGCGTTCAATGCGTTCCAATTCTATTTCTTTTGACTTTCTCTTTAACATATCTCTTAATCGTTGTCTACCCGGACTACTAAGTGTATGTATATCCAATAGTAGTGCAAAATCTTCTCTACCTGTTTGTTCCATTGATACCCTATCCATTGGAACATCTTTTCCTCTAAGCCAATCTTCACTTACATTGAGAGCCTCTGCTAGTTTTTCTATATTTTTCGGCTTTGGTTCATAATCCCCCGAAATATAGGTACTGATGGAAGATTTACCAATTTTAGTCCTCTTTACTAAATCAGCTTGCTTCATATCTCTAATACTCATTGCTTTTTGTATTCTATTAGAGATTGTATCCATAGTATTCATCACTTCCCTTCTTACATTTAACCTTTAAAGTATAATACCATATATGTTCAGAAAATACAACGTTATATAGAAAAAACAGAAAAAAGTTCAGCAAAGAGGAAAAAAGTATTTGACACAGAACGTCATACATGTTACCATGAGTTCAGAAACAAGAACGAATAGAGGTGAAAGACATGCAATATGATTACAGCAAGCTTAGGGAAAGAATCAGAGATGTATTTCATACACAATCCCGATTTGCGGATGCAATCGGGATGGGACGAGTATCTTTGAACTTGAGCCTTAATAACAAGAGACCTTTTAACCAACATGAAATTCAGAAAGCTTATACAGAGTTAGGTTTTGAATTAGCCGAGGTACCGGCATATTTTTTTACAGAAAAAGTTCAGAAACAGGAACAAAAATAATCCAGTAATATCAAACAACAGAAAACATCAGGAGGACAAAAGAATGGACAGAACACAAACAGTAGAAATTTATAATCAGGAAGTAGCAGTAAAGGAGTACGGAGGCAAAAGAGTTGTAACATTTAAAGATATCGATACCGTACATCAACGCCCCATCGGAACAGCAAACAAAAGGTTTTTGGATAATAGGGATAAATTTATTGCAGGAGTTGATTTCTTCAAAATTAGTTATTCCGAAATTCGGAAAAACAAAATAATGCAAATTTCTGGGTCAACACGCAGGGATGTAACATTTGTTACAGAGTCGGGGTACTTAATGTTGGTAAAATCATTTACGGATGATTTGGCCTGGAGAGTGCAGCGTGAATTAGTAAATTCATATTTTGGGAAAACACCAGAAGTACAAAATGTTTACCCAGAACAATCTGATCCAGGTTTTGATTTTTATCTTAAAGCGGCAGAAATCATTGCTGGCCTGTCAGTCAATGACCAGTATGTTATCAATTGTCTACGGCATGTAATTCCTGATATTGATGTAAATTGTAGCCAAAAACAAAATGAGAACGAAGACATAAATACTAAAATCGAAAAATCTCAACCGAAATTCTGGAAACCAGGTGTTAATATTGATCGAAGGTTACTCCGTTCGGTAATGGTAAAAAGAGCTTTAAGTAAAGCAAAACTTGCCCAAATGGTCGGTGTATCTGCGCTTACTATAGATAATTGGTTGACGGGAAAGACAAGACCAGAACAAAAAAACTTTCATAATTTGTGTAGGGTGCTAGGTAAGGATTTAAATTATTTCACATTAAATAAAATAGCGTAAATTTGGCATTTCTTTACCAGATGATTTTGTAAAGATGCTGGATGATTAAATGATATATCACTGTACATTGAAAATTTCATAAAAAATAAAATAGTAACCAAAAGGAACACTTGTTCGAAAAATGTGTTTACAAACTATAATTATAATGATATTATAGAACACGTGTTTTGATTTTTGAATTCTAATTAAGGAGGAATATACAATGAAAGAACGTACACGAAACATTATATCGCTAAGAGAAAGAGGCATGTCATACCAAGAAATTGCTAACATATACAATGTTTCAAGGCAGCGGATACATCAGATCTTGAAATACCAGCCACATTTAAATTACATAGAAAAAGTAGTGGTATATCCAAATCTGAAGAAGTGGATGAAAGAAAATAATTGTAATATATCAGAATTGAACCACCTAATGGGATTTAATAAAAATCATAAAGCTATTCTGGGTAAAAAGCTAAAGGGGAAAGCAGACTTGAAGCTCATCGAAGCCCACAAGTTGCTAGAAGTCACAGGATTAAGTTTTGAAGAGTGTTTTTGTAAAGAGGACATAGCAGGCGACCAACCAAAGGCTATGTCCAATAATAAGACTGCTTAAATAAAGCGATATATGCATTATGTGATGCTCATTTTAGATAACTGAATAGTTAATTGAATAATTAACAAATAGGACTCTCACGTCTTCTAATAGATTACAAATCTGATTTCTGCTTAATATGATTTTTGTACATATTAACCATATTTAGAATATACAGTTGTTCTTCTTCTGATAATTCTTTCGCAGTAGAATAAATCTCTGATAATATTTTTGCACTTTTCATAGATTCTGTACTATTTGTCATATCTCCTTCATTATATAACAGCCATTCTATATTTATATTTAGAGTTTGACAAATAGCATTAATTACAATTTTTTGGGGATCAGTCGTTTTATCTTTCTCGATATTATAGATTACACCTCTTGAAACACCAATAGTATCAGCTAAAGCTTCTTGCGTGAAACCATTTTTTTTTCGAGCTACAACTAAGCGCTCACCTAGAGTACTCATCAAATCACCTCCTGAAGTAAATATATCATAGCAAAAATTCATTGTCAAATCATTTTTTCATTAACAAAGCAATACTTTTAATTTGTGATTCATTGACAAAGCATTTTAGAGATGTTAAAATGCAATTACAAAGCAATAGAAAGGAGGAGATGCTATGTCAATGCAAAATAAACAAAATCATTCAAACAAAGTTTTGGATAAAATAATAGCTAATGCAACAGAGCTCCCATATGACTATCAAGAACGAATACGAGATATAGTAGATGCAATGGCATATACAAAAAGCGTTAAAGAGAAAACTGAAAAATTTACTCAACCCCTTGTATAAAGCATCTACCATTACTAATTTAATTTTTTATAATATTCTTTCTGCGTAAATAAGGAGAAATTTTCATTTACGCAGAAAGGATGTAGAAGATGACAAATTTAGAAACAGCTGAAGTTAAATGGGCCATAGACATATCAATCTATAAAGATGGTCTTCCTTCGCTTAGTGCAAGGGAAGTCAATCCAGACGAAAAAGAGGATAGCGAAGTTTTTCCGTTCAGTTATAACCGGACATTAATTTTTAATAACAAAAGCGAGGCGCTACAATTTGCTTGTGACTATAATTTTGCCATGCGCTTATTAAGTTGTGAAGGGGGTGGTAGAAATGGTTCCTGATAAGATGGGATCTTTATTAAGGGAATACCGAACTCAATATCAAAAATGGATTACATTACTTGATTCGGAATACAACATCGGGCTGGAAATGCCCGATAATAAAGTATTGATGAAAATTGCCTTACATGAAGCAACGAAGAAAATGCAGAAATTGAACAATATACTTGAAGGTGGGATTGATGGTTAATATGTTGCGCAAATGATCAAGGACATAGCAGGCGGCAACCTAGCTATGTCCAATAAAAAAACAAACCTAACACAATTATAATGGTTACAAATTATAATTGCAAATAAAAGAGGAAAAATTATGGATGAAATCAATAAATGTCCCTATAAGGAGGGGGTTCGCATACTGGTTATTGCATGGACATCATACTATTTTGCCTTTCCGAAGCTACAAAAAAGGCAATTTGTATTGAACTATGAAATTGAAGACATTGTTAGACTGCAGAACAAGAAAGATGGCAACATCATAAATGTATACAGGTTTAAGGGGCTAAAGGGATTCTTTACTTTAAAACCTATTCCTGATAAAACCTTTCTGAGGATGGTAAAGGTAAAAATAAAAAAATACATGTATGCGGATTCATAATTTACAATACTACCCCCTCTCTTACATAACACTTGCGTAAGGGGGGGGGTATAAAAGTATGATATTAAATCCTACTGCCTTCCGGAATTAAGGCAGTAGGGGTAAGGAGTTCGAGAAATATTAGTTATTGGGTGGTGAGTTATGACAGTTGAAGAAATAAAACAGACGTACACAATGACAGACATTCTTGAGAAATATCATTATCCGAAACCAAATAAAATAGGCTTCATATGCTGTCCATTCCATGGAGAAAAAACAGCTTCTATGAAGATCCACCAAAACTATTATTATTGTTTTGGATGTGGAGAAACTGGAGATATATTTACCTTTGTCCAGAGGGCTTTAAATTTATCCTTTAAAGAAGCCTTCTTGGAATTAGGTGGATCGTATGAGGATAAGACAAATTCAGAAAGTTTTTCTGCAAAATTAAAAAAATACCATACGCAGAAAATGCAGTCAATGAAAAAGAACAAAGCTGCTCAACTCCAAAAGGACAGAGATCTAAACAATTTATTAATTGATATTTATCGAAAAAATTTAGAGATATTACAACCATTGACAGAGGATTGGGGATATTTGTATAACGCCCTACAGTATCAGCTGTACATACATGAAGAACTAAATAATTTGAGGTGATAGGTGATGACAACGGAACAATTAAATAAATTAACAGCTAAAACTATTTTGGCAGAGGAGATTTTTGAGGAAGTATTTTCGCAGGAAGATGAAATATTAAAGGCCCGTATGCTGTTGTCATTAACTGATAGGGCAGAAATATTAAAAGTAAAATCAAAATTTCTGGAATTAGTGAAAGCCTATAAACGGGTAGAACGAGATATCCGGAAAAAAGAAAGCAAGCGCCAGTTATCGATGAATGATAACTGGACGAATTTTAGTGGTCCTTACAACAATATGTACTGCGGATCATGGATTGCTGGAGAAGATGGCATATATGCACAAACAACCGGAACGACAGATGTTGTTGCATGTCACCATCCGATTATGCCACTAGAGAGATTGCGTAATCTGGAAACAGGAGATGAGCAGATAAAAATTGCTTACAAGCGCAACAGTAAGTGGACAGAGATTATTGTACCAAAAACAATGATTGCGTCCGCAAACAAAATTATTTCTCTTTCTGGCAGGGGGATATTGGTGAATAGCGAGAATGCCAAGTATCTGGTGAGGTATTTGACAGACATAGAGAGCTACAATGACAGCAATATCGATGTTCGTTATTCGACGTCGAAGTTAGGATGGATTAAGGGTGGATTTATCCCCTATGATACAGACATTATTTTCGACGGGAACAGCCGTTTTAGGCAGGTTTATGAAAGTATCGGAGAACATGGAATCAAGGAAACTTGGTATGACCATGTAAGACAGTTAAGACAAACTGGCAGGATGGAAATTAAATTTATGCTGGCAGCATCGTTTGCAAGTGTACTAGTTGGATTACTGGGAGGGCTTCCTTTTGTTGTGGACCTTTGGGGGGAAACAGAAGGAGGTAAATCGGTTACTTTAATGTTAGCAGCATCTGTGTGGGCCGATCCGGATGAGAGTCGCTATATTGGCGATTTCAAATCCACGGAGGTTTTGCTAGAGGTGCGGGCCGATCTCCTGAATCATCTACCAATGATGCTCGATGACACAAGTAAGGTAAGTACACGGATTCGGGATAACTTTGAAGGCTTTGTATATGATCTCTGTTCTGGAAAAGGAAAAAGTCGTTCGAACAAAGATCTCGGAATGAACAGGGAAAACCATTGGAAGAACTGTATTTTGACCAATGGGGAAAGACCTTTAAATTCATATGTGAACCAGGGTGGGGCTATAAATCGAATCATCGAAATCGAATGTAGTGAAAGTGTTTATCAAGATCCACAATATACAGCAGATCTATTAAAAAAGCATTATGGATTTGCTGGAAGAGACTTTATCAAGATCATTAATGAAATCGGACTGGATGAGATCAAAAGAATACAACAAGATTTTCAAAAGCGATTATTTGATATTGATAAAATGCAGAAACAGAGTATTTCTTTGTCCATTGTTCTGACTGCTGATAAAATCGTCACAGATTATCTATTCAAAGATAACCAATATATCTCCATAGAGGATGCTAAAAAGGTTCTCATTGATAAAAATGAGCTTTCCGACAATGAAAGGTGCTACCAGTTTATTCTAGGCGAGATTGCTATGAATAAAGTTAGGTTTCAGTCGGATTGTCCGACTGAACGTTGGGGGGTTATTCAGAAGGGCTATGCAATTATTATAGGAAATGTGGTAGATAATCTATGTAAAAAAGGCGGTTTCAGCAAAAAGTCTTTTCTTAATTGGGCAGATAAAAAAGGCTTATTGGAAACTCAAGGTAAGTATAAAACAAAAGTAAAAAACTTTGAGGGGCACTCGATTAAATGTGTGTTCCTCAAAATGGAAGAGGAAAAAACTGAGTTTATGAGCGTGGATGAATGCCAGGAGAGGTTGCCTTTTAATTAATGGTGACTAAAACTACCAAAGAATACAAATCTTGGTAATGGAGAAAATCCAGTATTTACAAGGGTTCCAGGCAATAGTTACCAAATTACCCTAGTTACTGCCGAAAACCCTACTATATACAGAAAAATAAAAAATAGAAATTTTGATAAATATGTATATTTTTTATTTTCTTATATAGGAAAAGTGATGGTAACTTGGTAACTAAACAAGAAAAAATCCTTAAAACCCAGTATTTGCAAGGGTTAGCGGGATTACGGTTTGTGAGTAACATTATTATGAAAATGGTATTTCGGGTAATATGAGGTGAATAAATGACAGAAAAAGAGTTCAAAGGAAAATACTTTGATTTAATTGGTGACGCCTATAGATTCATGTTAAAACATAAGGCGCCCACCTTGAATGATGAATACTGGGAACAACTTAGCAAAGAAGCAGATGAGTTGTATGCAAAACATGAAAAGACAGCATTTTCAAAAGAATTGATTGTAGCTATTTTATTGGAAATAGAGCGGATTGCGAAAGGAGTGTAAGGATATGGCATTAAAAAATAAAAAACGAAACCAAGAAATATATGAATTACATAAACAGGGATATTCGGATGAGGCAATAGGCGTTAAATACAATTTGCATCCTAAAAGTGTTTATGGAATAGTTGCACCTTACAAAAAGTCTAGGTATCAACTTAAAGATGAGGAGACAAATAATTTACAACGTGCAAAGCTTCCCCCTAGAACAGAAACGATACTGGTTAATGGGCGCTTTATGACAGATATATTTTATCAAGTCTGTGGATGGTAAAAGATAGGAGGGGTAAATATGTGCATATACTGCGGTAAAAAATCATGTTTTCTAACCAAAGAGCAAGCTGTAAATTATGGTCCAATACTGGAAGATGAAACATGTGGTATAGGATGTGCATCTACAAACGATACACCTCAGACATATGTATTCACTTCGTTTCCGGAATATTTAAGTGGCAGTGCCCTGATTCCAGATAAGGGCAATAAAAATCCACATGCTTATTTACGGTATATATACGACCAAAAAACATGTGAAGGAGAATGGATACATCCAACAATAATAGATCCACTAAATTGGTTTACCGAAAAGGAGTTACTTGAACTGAGGTGGACTATTCTGAAGACAATTATATTTTTGTATGTGATTTCTTTGGGATCTCAGATAGTGTACAGTTTGATCCGGGAACCCATATATGCAGGAATAGCAGCATTGTTTTTATGCTTAGGCACTATAGTGCTAATAATCAACAAAAATTGAAGGAGAATAATAAAATGAAAAAGAAATTTGTATTAATAATTTTAGTGCTTGCAATAATAGGTATGGCTTTAGCTGGCTGTGATCGACAGGCTGATCGAGTATCATACAACGTTTCACAGGAGGCTGACAATTTTAATGTCATTCGCCGGCTTGTGGTTCTCAATGCCAGAACTGATAAGCCAATGTTTGAAATGGTGGGAGCATTTTCTTTCACCCTGGAAAACAACCGCATAGTTGCAATTGTAGAAACAGGGCCAGGAGAGTATAAAAAACACTCCGTTGGACTAAATGAATGGACGTTATGGTCAATTGAGGATATCAGTGGAGCTGAAGTAGATAAATATCGATATGAAGTAAATTTTCTTCCTGAAATGATCGTCCCAGTGACCTTTGTGAGTGAGGATTAATATATTTTATCAAATTATTGAATGGTGAGTATGTATGAAAAAAAAGAAGAAGGATAATTACAAGCCTAAAATATGTTATATCTGCTCCATGGAGATATACGAAGATTGCCAGTATATAAAAACAATACAGGAGGACGGCAATGACGAACATTGAAACTCATATTATATCATGGCTAACGATTCTGTTCTCGATATGGTTACTGGGAATGCTTCTTAAATTAATTCACCATAGACCAATTAAGGAGGGTGAGAGGTTGAAAGCAATATTACATACAAATGGGCTTGAATACGAGGATTGTTCCGTAGATAATAAAGAATTTGAACTTTGGCAGAACATTTATCATCTCATTGATGGTGAGGAAGCTCTCATCGCTAGGGAAAACGATGATGAATATACATTAATCAGCCTGATAAATCCAGATGAAAATAAGAAATTTCACTGGTTGCTTGGGCAGGATGCTGAGTTAGGAAGTTATATTAACGACTACAAACACTTTGAAGACGATTGGGACAATGGAAACTATTCATTTGATAGTTTCATTATCTTGAATAAGCGGAATGTTGAGTTGATTCATGAAAGGGGAAAATAAATGGCCTGTAAATATGCGAAACGAACAGATCAGTATCATGGATGGGAATGCACAGTAACAGAGGGCTCATGTATGTTTATAATTCCTGATAGTAAGAGGTGTGCAGAAGAATATGATGAGGGTCCAGATGCAAATGATTATGAAAATGAAAAGTACTGGCAGTGTAATGATTGTGGGAAACGATACCCTGACACAGAAACAAGAGAGGGATGTCCTGAGTGTGGTGCCGTACTTTGTGGACATTGTTTTGACTGGGGGTGCGGTGACTGTGCATTCACGGATGGATTGGAGGATTAAATTATGAGTTGGAGATATGTATTTGATGCTAATAACCATTATAACATTTTAAAACAGGCCGCAGAAGCAGTAAATAAAACATACTATCAATTCTTCATTTTTAATGACAAAGTATATTTTATTACACCATCGGGCGAGTATTATCCTACACATTTTAAAATAAGTGATTTGATTTAGGGGGTATTATGGGATTAACAGAAAATCAAATGAGTTTGATAAAGAGCGTATCGCAAAATGATATGACAACAGCTAGAGAAATGGCAGTTAAGTGCTTAGAAGCGGATACTACAGCTAAGAACAGTAGGTTTTGTAGTCACTACAAGGATTTACTTCAAGCAAGGCAGATGTTAGAGGTTCCTGCAAACTTAACAGGGATCTTATCCATGGAAGATGTATCGAGTTCATTTTTGGAGGGCAGATATTATCTTACA